TCACTCCACCACCTCCCGCACCTGGGAGCGCAGTTCCTTGGGCGTGCTGCGCACCAGCCGGTCGGCGCGGTCGCGGCGCATCTCCGTGACCCGGCGGCGCACGGACTGCCCGTTGAGCACGATCTGGGCCTCGGGGTTCTTGCGGTTCCAGTCTGCCAGCCGGTCGCGCGCTGCCTGGATCTTGGCCTTGTCGTTCTCGAACTGGCCAAGCGCCATCTGCTCAGTGATCTCGCTCTTGACCTTGCTGAACAGCGCGCGCTTCTCGAAGGCGGTGCCTGCCGCGCGGGACTCGGCCGCAACGCCGGCCGGCTGCAGGCCGATGCCCTTCATCGCGGCGTCCAGCGGGCTGACATCCATCACCTTGCGCCCGCGGGTGTCGGTGTAGATGCCGCGGTCGTACATCTCGATGGCCTTGGCCGCGTTGCGCAGCGCCACCGGCGCCACCTGTCCCTTGAGCGCATCGCGCACGAACCCACCGGCCACGCCGAACACCTCCAGCACCTGCTCTTCCTTGCGGGTTTCGCTGGGCTTGAGAACACCGGTCGCCGGCAGAAGGTCGGCCATGCCCAGGCGCTGCGACACGTCGAACGGCAGCAGTCCGGTGCCGCTGGCGCCGTGCTGCAGGAAGTCGGCGAACGGGCGGCCCAGGGTGGCCACCAAGAACCGATCCATCTGCTCCTTGGTGGTGAAGTTGTAGCCCAGGCCCTGCGCCACGGTGTCCAGCAGATCCTCGGCATCCTCGGCGAACGGAAGGCCCTGAGCGCCGGCCAGCAGCACCAGCATTCCCAGGGCCAGCGCGCGCTCCTTGGGTGGCAGGCGTTTGAGGAACTCGACATACTGCACCGTGAAGGTCTTGAAGGTGAACAGGGTCGCTCCGATGGCGCCGCGCGCCCAATTCGGGCGATTTCCCTTATTGAAGACACCTTGGGTTTCGTCCACGGCGTTTTCGGCGAACCCGAACGGGTTGGGCATGCCCTCCTGCTTGGCGGTCTGGTAGGCGGCGATGAACGCCACGCGCCGGTTGAAAGTCTCTGCCATCTGGAAGAACGAACCCCACAGCGCCAGGCCGGCTCGCACCCGGATGTCGGAACCCATCGTCCGGCTGGCCTCTGCCTGGAGCTGGAAGACCTCTTGCGGCTTGATGACGCCATCCTCTTCGGCGCGCTTGACCGCGGCGGCCAGGTCGGCGTCCTCGATCTTGCCCATCGCCAGCCTCATGGCGGCTGTCACCCGGGCGGCACCTTTGCGCGCACCACCGTACTGCGCCAGGTACGGGAAGGTCTGCACCACCGTCTGCGTCAGGTTGACCAGGGCCGATGCCACCGAACCGCCGATGTAGTTGATGAACAGCAGCGAGCGGGCGGCCTGGGCCTCTTCGGTCGGGTTGTTCACGTACTCGGCCAGCTTGATCGCCTCGTCCTTCACGTCACCGGCGCGCACGTTCTCGACCCGCTCCTGAATGCGCAGGCTGTGCAGCGCTCGGCTTGCAGCGCGCGAGTTGGACGTGATGAAGGCCGCCACCACCCGGCCGGCGTCGTCGTCAAACCCGGCCACGCCCTTGCGGCGGATCTGGCGTTTGAGGGCTGACTGTTCGGCCACGGCGTTCTGCAGCCACTTCTGCATCGCCTCGTCCTTCTCCACGCCCAGCAGCTCGGCAAACAGCATGGCCGTCTCAGGGCTCACGCCCTTGAGCATCTCGAACTCCTTGGCCGACTTGACCGACTGCGACACGCTGAACCCCTGCTCGGCAAAGCGGCGCGCTGCCCGGTTGGCGGCGTACTGCGTCTCGTACAGGCCGAAGAAAGCCCGCTGGCCGTTCTCGTCCAGCACGTCCACCGCGTAGCGGCCAAAGCGCGAGAGCGGTGCGTAGCCGTTGGACTTGAGCTCGCGCACCCGCTCGGCCTTCTCTTCCATCCGGTCTTTCAGGTCGGTGATCTTCTTGAGTTCACCCGTCGCGGCGGCCACGGCCTCGGCCAGCCCTTCGGCGTAGGTGTCCGCCTGCATCTCCTTCTTCATGGCGCGGATCTGCTTGCGCAGCTTCTCGGCCTGCTTGTCCATGGCCTTGCCAGCCTCGGCCAGCGCCGCCATGGGCCGGTCAGACGCGGCGGCCTTGCGGATGCGCGCCAGCACCATCTCGTGGTCCAACGGGTTGTCTGCCAGCACCTCGGGGTTGGCCGCGGTCAGCATCCGGTGCACGTCGGCCGCCATCAGGTTGTCCAAGGACTGGTTGATGGCCGCGCGCGCCTGGCGGTAGAGCTTGATCGCCTCGTCGTTCAGGCCGCGGTCCTGCAGTTCCTTGTCGGTCCAGACGATGCCGGCGTCCTCCACGTTCTGCGCCTCCACCGGCTCGCCGTAGCCGTCGCGGTTGTAACGCAGCGTGCCATCAAACAGCGCGTCACTGGCCGCCTTCATGTCGGCCTTGCGCTGGCGGTGCCCGGCAATGCCCATCTGCGGCATCACCTTCTTGATGTCGGCCAGCCCGTCGATCTGCGGCAGCAAGTCCGGCGCCTCGTCTGCGGCAATCGTGGCCATGCGGCTCACGTCCTTCATGAAGTCCTGCACCGCGTAATAGACCTTGCCGAACTCCTTGTTCGTCTTGGCCTTGTGCAGTTGGGTGCCCACCGTGCTATGCCACCAGCGGTTGAAGCCGCGTTGCGATTTGGTCATGTCGGCCAGCCGGTCCTGAACGCCCTGGGGCACACGCTCGACGTAGGCTTGGCGGATGTCATCGACCACGCTGAAACGGATGTCGGGGTCCTGGTCATCGAATGCGCCGCCGTTGTCCGTCGCCGACTTGATGCCGGCCTGGTCGAACGTCATCACCTCGATCTCCCCGTCCTCGTACTCCAGCGCTGCGCCGCCGTTCCCATCCTGCTTGAGCACGGTCGTCAGCTTGTCGATGCCGTCCTTGGAGAACCGCGCGAATCGCAGCTTCTGCTGAACGGTCATCAGCTTCGGGTTGTTCGGGCGAACAAACACCTCCATCACGGACTTCTCGCCATCGCCGGCCTTGTTCCTTGCGTAGATGTCCGCGATGCTGGAATCCGTCGTGAAGTAGTGGCCGCGGCCCAGCCAGCCGTGGTCCTTCTTGTTCGTGTGGTCTACGTCGAAGACGGTGAACCGATCCATTGTGCCGTGGAAGAATACTCGCGGCTCGCCCGTTCGAGGGTTGCGGAAAAGGTCGCCTCGTCCATCTTGCCCTGCTTGCGCGCCAGCAGCGCCGCGTGCATCTTGTCGTCCAGATCCAGCCGCGCCTGCGCCAGCGCCAGCTTCTGCGGGTCCGTCTCCAGCAGCGAATCGTCCGCCAGCAGTTGCTCGAATGTCAGTTTCCCAGTCATATCCCCACCATTTCTTGAAGCTCGGCGTGCGAACCTGCACCCACTGCTTGTAGGTCAGTTCGGTGGCGTCTGCGTCCTTGGCCGCGGAATACGCCTCGTATCCGCCAAGACGAGATTCTGTTTCGCGGAACTCGCGCAGCGCATCGCCATTCGTCGCGCCGCTGTCGGTGTTGCTGGCGGACAACTTCACATCCGCCCCCATCGGGTCAGCCACCGCGCCCACTTCCGCCCCGCTGAACTCGCGCATGGCGCTGGCCACCGCCTCGCGCGCTGCTGCAATGTCGGTCAGGAACTCGTCGGTTCCGAACGGGCGGTAGCCGGCCACCTTCCCGGCCAGGTCATCCAGCCACTTGGTCACGAAGTTGACGATGCGCTTGAACAGGCCCGGCTGGTTCTCGCCCATGGCCTGCCAGAAACCGGCGTCCATGAAGTTGTCGCCAACGATGTCGGCCTCCAGTTCCTCGCGGATGTCCAGGCCCTTGAGGCTGATGCCGGCGGCCTTGTAGGCGTTCACCGTGCGAATGCCGTACTCGGTTTCGTTCTTGATGAGGTCGTCCAGGCGGCGCGAGAGGTTCGCGTACATGGTCGGCTGGCTCTTGGCCATCTCGTGCAGCAGCTCGTGGCCCAGCACGGCCAGCAGCGGCTTCTGGCTGTCTATGTTCAGGAAGATCGTGCCGGGGACGTTCTTCGACACAACCCCGTTGAACAGGGGTGTGCCCTTGAACTTTACGAAAACAACTTCGCGTCCAAAGAGTCGTCGTGCGATAGAGGCAACCGCAGCGGCGGCTTGTCCACGCTTTCCGTCTCCCGGAGCAACTGCGTCCAGCAAATCAAGGTCAGATCCACCTCCTTCGACTCGCTGGGCGAAGGATTCTGACAGGCGCTTGGCAGCGTCTCGATGGGCTTGCTTGGCTGGTCCATAGTCGGCAGTATCGGCCGGGCCGGTTCCGTCGTCAACCACGGAGAACTGCAGATCACCGGCCGGCTTGTCGATCACCACCATGCGGGCGTTCACACTGGTGTTCACCGGCAGGCTCGGGTCCATGAAGCTGCCTTCCGGCAGTTTCTCGCTGGTGCCGTTGACCGAATCCAGCCACTCGCGGAACTCCTGTGCCTTCTTGTCTTGGCCGAAGAACACCCCTTCGCCCATGATCGCCACGATCCGGCCGGCCGGCTTGAGCAGGCTGTAGGCGTGCATGACGTGCTCGGCATCGCGACGGTTGCTGAACGGCGGATTCATGATGATGCGGTCGTAGCCGCTCCACGAACCTCGGTGGCGCACACCAACCAAGTCCTCTCGGTTGTACCACTGTCCACGCCTGTAATCGACCTCAACACCATCAATCAGCGGCTTGAGCACGACACGGCTGCTGCCCATGCCGCCAACCCCTTGCATGACGCCCTCCGTGCCGTCCGGCGCCCGGAACACGTCACCATAGGTGAAGAACTTGCGCGGCTCCATCGCCAAGAAGTCGTTGGACTCGGCGATGTGGTAGCCCTTCTCCAGCAGCAGGTCGCGGCGGTCGGGTGAAATCTCCACCACGTCAGGCTCCGCACCAGCGGCGCGGATGCGGTCAGCAATGTGGCCCATGCCGGCGCTCGGCTCCAGCACTGCCATGTCCGGCTTGATGTCGGCGGCATCAACCATCTGGTCGGCAACCTCGGCAGGCGTCGGGAAGAAGTCAAGCCCGTCAGACTTGCGCCCGACCATGGCCAACTCCATCTCGCGCACCTTGTTGGCCGTCGAACGCTCTTGCAGGCCGATGAACTCGCGCAGCGCCGAACGGAACTCGGCGGCCGTCTCAATGCCCATGCGGGCAAGTGCCTTGCGGCGGTCGTGCGCGGTCTGGAACTGCCATGGCACGGTCAGGCCGTTCTGCTTGCTGCCGCGGCGGCCGATGGCCTCCACCAGCTCGTTTCCGAAGTCCACCGTCAGCGTGATGCGCTTGTCGCCGTCGCCGGTCCAGATCTTCTGGTTCATGGCCTCGCTCGGGCTCATGATGATCCGGTTCACGCCGCGCTTTTCGGCCAACACAATGGCCTTACCGGTCAGTCCGCTGCGCCTGATGGCCTGCTCGGCAATGTCCCGGCTGGCGAAGATCGCGGTTCTAACCTCGTCGCCGCGCTTGACGCTGAACGTGGACAGGCGCAGCAGGTTCTCGGGCTTCTTGGCGAACTCCAAGTAGGCGTCGGTCACATCATCAGCCACCTTCATCAACTGCGCGCCCAGCTTCTTGGTGCCCTCCACCTCCAGCATCTGGCGGGCCAGGGCGGCAAGGTCGGAGCGGTACGCTGTGAAACTCGGGAACTCGGCGAAGTCGGCCGTCTCGGCGCTCGTCGGCTCGCCGCGGCGCTTCTCTTGGTCGGCGTAGCTGGGGTACTTGGCGCGCAGCTCGTTGTACTTGGCCGTGTTCACGTAGCCGGCCAGTGCCTCCACCTGGGTCTTGGTACGCACCGCATCCAGAAACTTGGCCTTGCCGTCCTCGATGGCCTGGGCGATGTTGCGCATGGTGCGTGCCAGGGCACGCTCGGCCGCTGCGGCGCGCTCGGCGTTGGCGGCAAAGCGGGCGCGGCGGGCCGTGTTGGTCTTGCGCTCGCGGCTCAAGTCCTCTTCGGCGCTGGCCTCGATCTTGTCGGCCATCTCGCGCAGGCGCTCCATGGCGCTCTGGCTGCGGTCGTCCTCGAAGGCGTCCCGGCGCTGCTGGACCTGGGCCTGTGCGTCTGTCGTGTCGCCACCGGCCAGCTTCAAGAAGGCCTCGGCGTTGGCCTTGTCCTTGAACTGGAAGCCCGGAATGGCGCCATTGCCACGGAAAGCGGAGTACCAGCCGCCCAGCCGCTTGGCACTGGCGAGCACGGTCTTGTAGTCGTCGGTGCTCAGGCGGTCGGCCAGCTTCACCACGAACAGGTCGTAGCCGTCGCGGGTGTGCTTGGTGGCGATGATCTCGCCGCCAGTGGTCTGACCGGCCGCGCGCACCTCTGTCTTGGCTGCGCGCTTGCGGGCCTCGCGGGCTTCCTTGGTGCTCTCGGCCTCCAGCTCGTCGTACTTGATGCGCTGCTCAGGCGTGAGCGACAAGAAGGCTTCCTTGCGGTTCTTGCCTTCCAGCATCCGCGCCTTCACCACCGAACGGAAGTCGTCCAGCGTCTGCGGGTTTTCCAGTGCGGCGGCGCGGGCCTTGTGGTTCTCCAGGGCTTCGGCAATAGCGGCCTTGCGGTCTTCCACGTACTTGGCCAGCTTCGCGTCGTCGGTGGCCTCGACCACATTGCGCACAGCCGCCTCAAAGGCGCGCTTGCCCATGCCGTAGGACAGGGTTTCGCCCAGCACGTACTCGCCCACCAGACCGCGGTACACCGCATCCACCACCTCGGGCTTTGCCTCGTTGGCGTAGCGCTGGCGATACCAGCCGCCCAACTCGTCCAGCAGTTGCGCCTTGGTCATGGCTCCCAACTCGGCCAGCACGGCGGCCTTGTTGTTCACCATGTCCTCGAAGCTGGCCTTGAACTGCTCGGCGGCGGCCTTGCCTTCGCGCACGGCCTGCATCACGTCCTTGTGGCGGTCCACGGCCGGGGTCTTGCTGGCGGGCTTGGCCGGCTCCTGTGCCGCATCCTGGGCAGACTCGGCCCTGATGGCGTCCACCAGCTCGCGAATCTTCTCCTTGCCCTGTCGCATGCCTTCAATGCCGCGCTTGCCGAAAATCTCGGTCGCCAGATTCAGCTTGTCGTTGGTCAGCGCTGCCCCGTCCTTGGCCTTGATGGTCAGTGTCAGCGGGTAGCCTTCCTTGTCGTTGTTGATCTTGGTGACGACCACGCCGGCAATTTCCACCGGCTCGCCGCCGTTCTTGGCGGCCAGGATCTTGCGCATCAGGTCCATTTCGGAGCGCTGGCGCTTCGCCTGCTTTTCCTCTTGCGCTGCGGCTTTGTCGGCCTGCTCTTGTGCAATCTCGTCTGGCGTGCGGGCGTCCAGCACTGCCTGCTTGACCTTCGGCGCGGCGGCCTTCTCCCATTCGGAGAATCGGACAAGGGCCTTGTCCAGTGCGTTGTTTCGGCTATCGGCTTGCTTGGTGTTCAGCTTGGCGCGGCCAGCCACGAAACCGCTGTAGGCGCCTGCACGAACGCGGGCCAGCGAGCGGGTTTGCGCAAGGTACTCGGTCTTGTACTGCTGGATAGCTTCATCCAGTGCAGCCTGCTGCGCGCCGCTCTTGGCCAGTGCCTTGGCGTCGTCGTACAGCTCCTGAACGCGCTCGACAAACGCATCACGGTCAGATCGCGCCCGGCTGGCACCGCTGTGGCTGATGCCGGAATAAGAACCGGAAACCTCCTGCAGCGGGAACTCGGACGGTACGGCAATCTTGCCGGCCGCCTTGGCTTCGTCGTCTGCCTTGGCTTCGTTCCAGCCCTGCAGCCAGCTTTCTGCCTGGTACACCGGAACCGAACTCACTCCTGCCTGCCGCTCTACGCCTACTGCGAAGTCGTCGCGGCCCTTTTGTGCCATTTCGTCGCGCGTCATGTCTGCCACCGGCTTGCCAACCGTCAAGGCATTCTTGACAGTTGCGGCGCGGTCGTCTGCGGCTGGTGCCTGCGCGGCTTTGAGAACAGCCGTCAGCGTTCCTTTCTCGCCAGCGTTGAACGAACCCCATGCACGTGCCTTGTACCGCTCGCCCATGTCGGTTTGTCCGGCGCCGGCCCACTTGTCCAGCATGGCGGAGCGTGCGGCTGGCGTCATGCCATCCCATGCGGCTTGTGCGTTGAACTCTGCCGCCTGCTCTTGTGCTTGCGGTTGCTTTGCGTAGGCTTCGCTGGCCTGCTCCTGCTGCGGTTCAGGCTGCTGCGGTGATGCCGGATCTTCCTTGTCTTGTGGTTCAGGCTGGGCATCTGCCTTGGCCTTTCGCTTTCCAATGAAGCCCGTGCCTCTCGGCGCCTGCACAGCCTCGTGCGATTCGGACAGCCCGCGCTTGTTCAGTTCGCGCTGTGCCGCAATCTTGGTGGCGAACAACTCGCCGCCCTTGCGGGTAATGATGTCGAACAGCGGATTGCTGGCGTTCTCTTTGTTGGACTTCGCCAGTTTCTCGCCGGTCGGGTCCAGATTTTCACGGTGCACCGTGCCGCCCTTGCGCTTGCCATCAGCGGTGTAGATCGGCAGTTGCGTACGCTGGCCGTCAAGGTCTGATTGCCTGACGTGGACGGTCGATCCATCCGCCAGCTTGACCTTCACCGGGTCTGCATCTGCTGCCACCTGTTCACTTTTCCCCGTTTCCTGTGCAGGTTCGGCGGGTTTCTCAAGCGCAGGCCGCGCGACTTCCTCCGCTTCGCCCATCGGTTGGGTCAGGTCAACATCCGGCGCCTCGGCGATCAGAACATCCGGCTGGCCTGGCTGGTCTTTGGAAGACCATGCGCGCCCGTTGTAGCTCACGCGGGCGACAAACTGGCCGGCGGCATCAGTGATCTGGACCCCGTTTCCGACCTCGGACACACCGGCCCCAGCGGTTTCTCTGAACCGAATCCACTTCTCCTGTGCCTCGCTGATGGACTTGACCGGGTAGCTCTTGCCGCCGAAGGAGACGATCAGCCCATCGGGGACCACCTGGCCGGCGTCTCGCGTTGCGGGAACTCCAGCGGCTGCGGCGCCATCGCCTCGCGCTGCTTCTGGCGCTTGAGCTGGCGCGGCTTCGGTTTCGGCTCGGGCGGGTTGTTGCGGTGCGTCTTTGACATCCGTTTTCTCGCTCAGTGCGCCCAAGCGCTCCTGTTCATTGCTTCCAAGTACAGCAGGCGTGCCGTCGCCAGTTCCTTCTGATGCTGCGGTGTCAACGGCTTGACCGGCTTCGGCGGCGGCGTCTTGGGCTTGGGTGTTCGCAAGGGTGCTCTCCTGCGGTCGGATGACGAAACCACCGGGCACCTTGACCACGCTGCCGGGGCTCTTCTTGCTGGCGATCTCGGCGGCCTTGAAGGTCTTGAACGGGTCGCCGGTTGGGCCGTAGATGTCGCCGTGCTGCGCCAGTTGCTCGGGCTGCTCGGCTGGCTTCTGTGCGGCGGGCGGCTGCGCGGCCTGATCGGGCTTGGCAAATGGGTCGGCCGGCGCTGCCAGCGGGTCAGGCATGGCCTCGCGCTTGCGGCGGGCGATCTCGGCGCTGACTTGCTTGCGGATGCCGGCGTCCTGGGCGTTGCGCTGGAAGGTGCGCAACTCGTCGTCGCTCATGTCGGCCAGCGTGCGGAGCGGCGCGGGTTCTGCGGCCGGCTCGGCGGCTACCGGTGCGGCTGGCTCCGGCGTCGGCTCCACCGGCGGGGCAGGCTCGCGCGCCATGAAGTCCTGCATGGCGCCTGTGGATTGCAGGATCTCGTCGTCCGGCGTCTGCACGGCTCGGCTGGCGGCCATTTCCGCCTCGCGGGCGGAGCGCACCTGGGCTTCCTGTGCGTCCAGAATGGCGCGACCATCGGGCGGCGTGGTCTGCGGCACCATCGGCTCGCCCATCTCCTGCTCGGCCAGTGCGCGGGCGCGGGTTTCGGCTTCACGGGCGGCCTGCTCCGTCTGCGCGTTCACCGCCCGGGTCATCGGGCCGGACTCGGGCAGTTTCGTGGCGCGCACCATGTCGCCGGCTTCCTTGGCCGGGTCGCGCACGGGCGCGGTGCGAACCTCGGGGTTCGGGATGCCCATGAGGCCACCAGTCACACCGCCGGCCAGTCCCTCCATGGTCGCCCCGGCCACCACCCCGGCCATGGGGTCCACGTCGAAACCTTCGTTGCGCAGCGCCAGGTTCCCGGCCAGCTTCTCCTGTCCGCCCTGGGCGATCTCGGGGATGGCTTCGGTTGCAGCACCCAGACCGACACGGGCCAGCATGCCCGGGGCCGCGGTGGTCACGCCGTTGCGCAGCCCGGAAAGCGCATGCTCCATGCCAGTCGAACCAGCGGCAGCACCCAGCACACCACCGAGCGCGATCTGCCCGGCGTTCTGGCCGTTGTACGCCTGAGCGGCCTCGGCGCGGGCCTTGGTCTGCTCGGGCGTTTCACCGGGCAGCGGCTTGGCCAGCACCTCGTCGTAGATCACGCCCTTGATGTTGCCGGCGCCCTGTGCGGCACCAACACCAGCGGCGGCAGCCATGCGCGCAGCCATGGCACCCTGACCGACACCGGGAATCAGTGCGGTGGCCAGCGTCGGGACCGACGTGCCGATGGCCTGGGCGATCATCGCGGCCGGCGCCTGCCCGAAGGCGCGGATGCCGGCCACCACCTGCTCGCCGAAACCTTTGTTCTCGGCCTCCTTCATGATCTCGCTGATGCGCTGCTGGTCCGCCTTGGCGGCGGCGCTCTGCAGCTCGCGCAGCGCATCCTCTGCCGACCGAAGGCCCGTCGATGCCGCGTTGTTGGCACCGAACAGGTCGGTCATCATCCGCACGCCGGACACCACGCCGCCAGCGGTTTGTAGGCCAAGGTCGCCGGCCGCGCGGATCATGGAGCGCTCGGGCGCCGGTGGCGGCGGGGCCTTGTAGCCCAGCCGGTCGGCCAGCACCGCCTTGTCCATGTCGGGGTAGTAAACCTGATGGATGACGTTCAGGGCGGATTCGTCACTGAGGCCAGCCAGTTCGGGCAGGCGCTTGCGGGCTTCGTTGAGGTCCATGTCGGTGTTCAGTTGATGCCGTAACGGGTGGTGCGGATCTGGTTGATGCCGGCCTGAATTTCATTGGCGCGCACGGCGTCACCTGAGCGGAGCGCGGCGGCGTGGGCTTGGCGCAGGCGCTGCACGTCATGGTCTTTTTGGAAGTTCGCCAGTGCCTCGCGGTTCTTGCGGGTCTGTTCTTGGATCTGCTGCATGGTCGGCGGCTGGTAGGCCGGCGCCTTTGGCGTGGCCTTCGGTGCTGGTGCAGCGGTTGGCGCTTCTGCCGGCGAACCGCCTGCGGCCTGCTTTCCTGCCCCGGCAGACGGTGAAGAGCCACCAGCCAAGCCCAGCGGGTCGGCCGCCTGCCCTTTGCCGCCAGGGATGTACGGATTCAGCAGGTTGCGGTACTGGATGCTCAGGGCGGCGCGTTGCTCGATGAGTTTCTGCGCGCCGGGGTTGTTCGGGTCGAACATGCCTTCGGCCATGGCCTTGTTCAGCGCGTTGTCCACCGACTTGATCTGGTCGGCCAGCGCCTGGGCGTTGAGCTTGACGGCTGGCGGGATCTTGGCATCCTCCATCGTGATCTTGTGCTGCGCCTGCAGACGCCCCTCCTGCGCCTGCTGAATCGCCAGCATCCGGTCGCGGTACTGCAACTGGCTTTCAGTCTCGCGCTTGCGCAGGTCAAAGTCGCGGTCGGCGTTGGCCTGGGTCTGCTTGCGCTGGGCGTCCTCCACGATCCAGCCGATCTTGGTTTCAACCGGTGCGCGCATCACGCGTTGCATGAACTGCGCCTTGCCGGCGTCGGAGTTCTCGAAGGTGGCCAGCACGCGGGCTTGACCATCGGCACCCTGGCCGACGAAATCCACCGTCTTGCCGTCCTTGCCGGGGACCGCGGTGACGTTCACGCCAGAAAGCCCGCCGACCTGGGTTTCTGTCAGCACCTGCGCAGCGGCGGCCGTCCAGTCCGGTGCATTGGCAAACTTCTCGCCCAGCGCGCGGTTGAACTGCTCGTCGGCGAACTTGAGTTCGGCCGCCTGCAGGCCCAGCCGCTTGGCCTTCTGGTCCAGCAGGTTGGTTTCCATGGTGCTGGCACGCTCGATCTGGCCGTTCTTCATCAGCGCATCAGCCACCCGCTGGTTGCGGGCGTCGGGCGTGTTCATGCCTTCGGCTGTGGCGCCGATCTGGTGGCCGCGCGCCATCTGGCCGGTCACGGCGGTCGATGCTTGCTGCACCGGTGCGGCGCCGGTCAGTTCGGCCTCGTTCTCCAGCAGCTTCTGCATGGCGGCTGCGTTCTCGGCCGACTGGCTGAACACCCGCGTATCACCGGCTTTCGTCTCGGTCCCGGCCACCGTGTCGCGCACGGCTGCTGCGTCTTTCAGGTCCGCCTTGAGATTGTCCGCCTCTTGCCAGTCCTGGCGATGGCGGTTGCGCTGCTCTTCCAGCCATGCGTCCTGCTTGGCCTGGCGTGCCTTGCGTTCGTTCTCTTCCCTAGCTGAAACCATGCCAGTACCGACACCGGCCAAGATAGCGGCCATGCCGCGAAGTGCGCTCATGCTTTTGCTCCTTCAACCTTCTTTGTCAGCTTGTCCACCTTGCGCGCGAGTGCGGCGGTGGCGGCCATGTTCACGCCGTTGAGGCTGATGAGGTCCACCATCTTCCCGCCCGGCGCGGCCTGCTCGCCCATTTTCTTCTGCACATGCTGCGCCATGGGGCCAACGTGCGAACCACCATCACCGGCGCCGTCCTTGTATTTCCAGCTCGACACCGGCGTGTCCTTCACGGCTTCCAGCGCGGCCTCGTCGGACACCGGCTTGATGTCCTTCTTCTTGTTCTTGTCGGACGTTCCCCACAGCTTGGCGGCCGACATGCCGATGGTTGCAAGGTCGCCCATCAGGCCGCTGTTGGCCTGGCTCTCAATCTGTGCCGCCTGCCCGTACAACTGGCCGGCGCTGTTGTTGCCGGAAATGGCCGTGTTGAAGCCCTGCCCTGCGGTCTGCACGGCTGCATTCGACTGCGCCAGCGGAACACCGGCATTGCTCACAGCCGAATTGCCGGCGTTGAGCGCCACACCGGCGCTGGTTGCCTGGTTCGATGCCAGATTGCGCCCCAGGTTGGCAGCATCCATCTTGCGGGCGTAGCCCTGCATCTCAACGGTGTCGCGGGCCTTGTTGGCTGCGCCGGCCTTGCCAAGTGCTTCTGCCATCGACATCTGGCTGTCCAGCGCAACCGACTTTCCGCTACTCGGGTTCACGCCCATGCGCTGCTGCTGGCGGGTCTGCGCTTGCTTTGCCAGCCCAACCTGCATACCGACATCGGCAACAGCCTCGGATGCCGCAGCTTCGCGCTTGGCCGGCGTGTCGTAGGCTTGCGCATCGGCCACGATGTCCTGCTCCAGCGGCCGGTACGTGTCCTTCTGGTAGTTCCAGTAGTCCTGGCTGATCTCGTCGTTCAGCTTTGACGATGCCAGTTGCTGGTTTGCAACGTCCATGGCGATGGCGGCGGCTGCTTCGCGCTGTGGAGCCTGCTCGGCATAGACCTGCTTGTAGAAGGCCAATGATTCCTTGGACAGTGCTGCGTTTGCTTGGGCTGCTGCGTTCATGCCACTGGTGTCCGGTGCATCAGCGCATGAAGCGTGCCATCCGATGGCGCGGCGCTTTTCTTCAATCGGGTTCATGCCGACTCCTTGTAGAACTTGACCATCTGAATCCCGAACGGCTCGTATCCCATCCGGCGCAGCAGCACGTCAGCCCGGTTCACGAGCTTGCTGTTGGAGCGGATCTCGGTGATCCCGATGGAGGTCAGCGCCTGCTCGGCAAAGCGCAGCAGGGCCATGACCAGAAAGCCGCCGCGGTGCTCGGGCAGCAGGAAAATGGTGTCTTCGGTAGCCACCGGCGTCTGGGTGTGCAGGCTGTTGCTGACGAACATCCGCATGTTCCCGACCAGTGCGCCGGCCTTGCGCACGGTGAACTGCACCATGCCGCCGGCCGCCTCGATGGCGGCGTAGCGCTGGTAGTCCGGGTTGAGTTTCAAGCCATGGCGGAACTTTTCGGTTTCCAGCCAGTGAGCCTCGTGCAGCGGGTGCAGTTCCTGCACGATGTCCGCGAACCGCTCGGCACGGATCTGGTAGCCCTGGTGCTCCACCTCGCCAAACGAGGCCGGGTTGATGGCCTCGCCACCGTCAACGGCCGCAAGCTCAACCTCGCAAGCGAGTTCCGGCGTCAGCATCTTGCCGATGTTCGCGCTCAGGACTTTGCGGATGCTGGGGGTTGTCACGGTAGGGCCTTGAAGCGGCCCGCCGTGGGCCTGGGCGGCATAGTGCCCAGACCGCGCTCGGAGTCAACGTGTCACCAGACCGGCACAGCCTCCACCTCTTCTGGTGTGGTCGCTGCGGCAAGCTGGGCCTTGAGCGCCTGGGCGTGGTTGAAGTTGGACGTGCCCTGCGCCACCATGGCGCCGTAGAACTGGCCCCAGGTCGCCAGATCTGGGATCGGCAGGATCGTGTTGTCCATCGCCTTCCATCCGCCAGGCCAGCCGCCGGGCATGGCGCCCAGCATCAGGATCGCACCGTGCGCCGCGTCAATGTCGCTTCGGCTCAATGGGTCCACCGCGATCTGCTTGCCTGCAAAGACGAAATGGGACTGGTTGGCGCGCAGTCGCGCGGCATTGATCGCTGCGTTCTTGGCCGCTTTCAGATCGGACAGCGATGAAGCGGGGTCAGGAACACTGCGAACGTCACCACCGATCAGCGGGCTTTCCGGATGCGTTGCCAGCGACTGCTCGGGGTTTCCGACATCAAAATCCGATCCGAACACCACAACCGTGCGTGCGTCGGGCTCTCGCTGGGCTGTGAAGTCCTCCAGACGAACCCATGAGAAGACGGTGACGGTCACAGAGTCTTCGGACAGCAGCGCCCCGCCAGGTGCGTGGTACTCGACATTCATGCCGTTGGCCACGGCAGGCAACGCGATGTATTTCAGGATCATGGCGTCGTCCCCTGATCGGCAGATGAGTGCGTAGTGGTTCCGGAAAGCGTGACACTGGTCGTCGCCACCGTCGTGATGACCCCGGTTGACCGCTGGCGCAGTTTTGTCGTGATGCTGAACGTGCATGTGCGCGTTCCGGCCGGATCGGAGACTGAGGAAACGTCCATCCAGATGTCGGCCTTGCGCGTCCAGTTCATCCACTTCCATGTACCTGCCGTCACGTCCATCTTGACGGTGGCCGATGGACCGCTACCGCCCATCGTGCGCGGAGACACCTCAAACAGGATGTCGTAGTTACCGGCCTGCCCCGAGCTGACCGGGGACCCTTGCAGCCAGCTTCCGGTAAGGGTTGTTGTCCCGTTGCGCGTCAGGCTCCATGTGCCGTTGGTCTTGAACTCCAGCTTGACGCCAGGTACAGCGAAGGTGGAGCCGGTGACGGATGACGCAGCCGACGACGGTACGGTTTGAACGGCCTCAAGCTGCCCAAGCTCTGGTGCCAGTTGGACCTTCTGGAGCTTGAACACACTTCCTCGCCGGAGGATGTTTGATGCGGTCCCGCTTGCACGCCGAAACTGCACTTTCATCTGACCTGCCGATGCGGTGTAGATGAACGCCTTGATGTGCTGGTTCATGCCGAATGGCGTTCCACCAATCCCAGTAGCAGCCTGCCGGCACACGAACTCCATGCGGCCATTTGCATCGAGCTGGTACACCTCTTTGACAACTGCGGCGGGGGTAGAACCGAGGTTCCCTGAGAGCTGGGTGGAGATTCCGTTTCCGACCGACCCGGACGGCGGCAGCAGTCCGATGCTCCAGTCCTTGAAATCGCCGTTCGGGCCATCGACACGAGCGATAGCATCGAACTCGTAGTAGCTGTCCGCATCCAGCGTCCACACCACGCCCTGCACATCGGCCCAGGTTGTGGATGCCTGGCTCTGGTCAGACCGAACAGCGATGGATGGCGGTGAAAACGCAATCGTCACGCTCACGTCATCGCTGTCCATGTCGATCAGGTAGCCCGGCACCAGGCTCTTGATCGTCGCGGTGTTTGTCGCTGGGTCGGGATCGGCGACGAGCGACACGCCGGTTTCGTCAGCTTGCTGCAGGGTCGTGACCCACGGCGGAACCGCGTCACCGACTGCAGTCAGCAGCACGCGCCCGGTGCCACTCTTGACGACGGCGCCCTTGAACTCGCTTGACCCATCGTACCTGAGTCGGAACCCGTATGGCTCGGAAGGCGTATCGAAGGTGTGCGACTCGACGGAATCGGCGGTTACGCGCACGCCTCCGATCTGCCCGGTTCCGTCGCTGTTCAGGCGCGTGCCGGACTCGCCCAGCACGTAGCTGTTGGACTGCAGGTAGTTGCTGCCGATGGTCCAGCCTCCGATGGCGCCCTGGCTGGCGAAGATCGTGCCGCGCACCACCACGCCGGAAAATTCAGCCGTTCCGTCGCCGTTGATGCGCCAGCCGCTGGAGCCGGCGACGTAGCCGGTGCTCTGGGCGTATTGCCCGACCGCCACCGACCCGGCCGTCAGCTTCGACACCGACAGGCTGGCGATCTTGGCGTCATCAACTGCCAGGTTGGCGATCTTCGCGTTCGTGATCGTGCCGTTCATGATGAACGCCGATTCGGCGTACATGCCGGCCGGGACCGCCACGCCGTTGACCGTCGTCGGCACGGCCTGCACCACAAATGGTAGGGTCTGTGGAGTCGTGCTCCACGCGCTGCCGGTCCAATACTGCACCAGCCCGGTCGTGCTGTTGCGCCACACGAAGCCCTTGTAGAGGCCGGTGGACGGTGCCGTGGCCTGGTTTACCGTGGGCGGCGCCACGAAGAACTGGCCAGCCTGGATGCCGAAGGCGCTGGTCGGAGCGGAGTTGTTCGCGGTGCTGGCCAGGCCGTAGCCCGAGATCAGGTTGCCGACATCGGCCTTGAGCGTGTACTGCGCGTACAGCTCGCCGGTCTGGGTGGCGCGGGTGGTGGCCTCTGCACTGATGGCAGCGGATAACGAAGAGTTGACGGATGAAACAAGGGTCGATGCGGCCGATGCTGCCGCGGACACAGCATCCGCCTCGGCCTGGTCCACGTAGGCGACACTGGCCTTGCTCGCCAGCCCGGTTGCCGGATCTTCGACAGCGGCCTTGAACGCCGTGTAGTTGTTCGAGAGCGCCGTGACGGTTCCGCTCAGGTTGCTGACGTTCGTGTTCGTCGTGTTCAGCGCGCTGGCATCGGCCTTGGTTCCGGCCAGCGTGTTCGCTGCGTTGGCGGTGGCCTGTGCCGCGTCCGCCAGCGCCTTGGCCTTGGCTGCAATCGCGTTCAGCAGCGCCGTGCGTGCGGTGTAGAGGTTCTGCCAGTTGCTACGGAAGGTGGCGCCGACGATGGTTGTCGTCGCGCTCAGGTTCGCATCGCTGATCCAGGATGGAACGCCGCTGGTCCAGGTCGCCCCGGCGTTCAGGTAGTTCGCCAGGGTCTGGAATGCATTGTTGTAGGCCGTGTTCTCGGTCGTGACTGAGAAGGTGCTGGCCTGCGTGTTGATGCCTGCCTTCTCGGCGGCCACCACGTTCCACTCGCTGCGAACCGATTGCTTCTCGACCGGTGTCAGCTTCGCGTCACTGGCGATGTCGGCCAGCAACGTGTTGGCCGTGGCAGCACTGGTGGTGGCGCTGTTCGCGGTGGTCTGGGCCGCTGCCGCTGCCGTCGCTGCGTTGTTGGCAGCGGTCTGAGCCGCTGTGACGTTGGTGTTCGTCGTGGCCAGCGAGCTGTTCAGGTTCGTGATCGATGTCGCCTGGCTGGTGTTCGTGTTCTCGGTTGCGGTCACGCGCGTATCCAGCGCGCTCAGTGCGCTGGCGTCCGCCTTTGTTGCCACCGTGCTGTTCGTCGTGGCCAGCGAGTTCTGCAGGTCGGTGATGCTGCTACCCTGGGTCGTGTTGACGCCCTCGGCGCTGGTCACGCGCGTTGTCAGCGCCGTGAGCGCGGATGCATCAGCCTTGGTGGACAGCGTGCTGTTGATCGTCGTCACGCTGTTTTGCAGCGAGGTGATCGAGGAGCCCTGCGACGTGTTCACACCCTCTGCCGATGTGACTCGTGTTTCCAGTGCGCTCAAGGCGGACGAATCAGCCTTGCCTGCAATTGCGGCGTTCAGAGAAACGATGTCCTGCGCGTTGGCGTCATCCCCTGCGATCATGGCTGTCTGCAGCGCCTGCAGCTGCGCACTCGACGCGCCCGGGCTCGGCCGCCCGATGGCCACCCAATCCAGCTCGAAATAGTCGGTCGGCGTGATCGAGCCGGACGCATCGAAACGGATCTGGCGGATCGTGGCGCTGGTCCATCCGGCCGGCATGTTGAACGTCACCAGGCCGATGCCGTTGGCGTCGTAGGTTGGCTCGGCCACGGCCAGTGACTTGGCGACGTTGTAGGTCGCGTCGGTGGTCGTGATGAAGTAGATCGCCCCCTCCCAGGTTGGCGATCCGACCTTGCGCACGCGCATGCGAACCTGTGGGTATTTCGATCCATTGATGCCCAGGTTGTCCGGGCTGATGAAATAGCGGTCGGTCAACGTGCCGGAGTTGGACACCAGCCGCAACCAGCCGGCCACGGCAGACAGCGTGGAGCCCGTGCTGTTGGTGGTCCAGCTCTCGGTGCCGGCGTCGTAGTACCAGATGTTGGAGTAGTCGAACTGCTCGCCCGCGCCGGCTGAAAGCAGCGTGATCTGCTGCGCCAGCGCGTTGTCTGCGGCGGCGCTCGTCTCGCGCATCTGGTACAGCAGGCCAGATGACAGCATGTTCAGATCGGTGGCTGTGCTTCCGCCTGTGAGTTGTGAGCGCAGCGTGCTGGCGCTGGTGGCGATGGCGCTGTCGATGGTCGCCTTGGCGTAGGTGTAGTTCTGAGCGGCGGCCAGAGTCGTGCTGTCAGCGGCGGCGAACTCGGCGCGCAGCGTGTTCAGAGTGGCCGTGTCGGCGGCGTCGATGGCCGACCGGCTGTAGGTGAAGCTCTGCGCGCTGGCCAGCGTCGCGGCGTCTGCCGCCTGGAAGTTGGTCGTCAGCTGCGTGCCAAGGGCCGCAATCGCGCTGTTGATCTCGGTCTTGGAGAAGGTGTAGCTGTTGGCGCTGGCCAGGACGGCGGCGTCGGCCGACTGGAACGCGCTGGTCAGCGCGGTGACGACAGCGGCATCTGCGGTGGCAAGGTCGTCTCGAATCGCCGTGTCCACGGCACTGATCGCGGCAACGCGGTTGCCCACCTCGGCGGCGAGATCGGCCGCGGCAGCATCGGCTGCAGCCTGGATGGCGTCTGCCCGGTCCTGTGCCTCGTCAGCGTCAGCCTGCGCCCGGTCGAGGATTTCTTGTGCCAGCGCGCTGGCGATGCCCGGGATCTGGCTGATCGGCGTGCTCAGGCTGGTTGACAGCTCGCTGCTTGTGATCTGGCCGGTCAGCGCCTCCAGCAGGCTCGACACGTCCTGCCCGGTTGTGGCCGCCACTCCGTTCGTTCCACCGGCGGGCGTTGCACTGAGCACGCCGTCCACGCTCTCCCACTTGATCCACAGGTGCCAGGTGGTGGCCGGGTTGCTCGGCATGCCCCAGATCGTTCCGTCAAACTGGCCAACCTCGATGGCATCGGCAAATACAGGCAGCGGATCACCTGGGTCGCCATGGATAGCGCCATAGACGTGCGTGCGCAGATGCCCGTGACCCTGGGTGTAGAACGGCTGGGCCTGCTCGATCAGGATGTGCGAGATCGCGGGCGTGGCCATGAACGCGCCGGGCTGCGGCGGCGGCGTCAGGTCGGGCTCGTATGGTGCGGCACTTCCACCGCCAATGCCTGGGCCGGGGATCAGACCGCCGCCAGGCCCAGGCACGATCACGCCGGACTCGATGGCATCTGCCAGGGTCAGGGCTCGCTCGCGGCCGTTCCCGAGCTTGCCCATGAGCACATGCATCTCTTCGCGCAGGCGCGAGAGGTAGTTCGGGCTGTTCGGGTTGGGTAGGTCTTTGCGTGCCATCAGACTTGAGCCAGTTCGGCCATGGTGTTGGCGACGGCAATGCCTTGCACGGCGCCGGTGGTTTCGACTTCAAAACTCCAGTCCAGGGCCGTGAAGCCGGCCGGCAGAAAGAACGGCGAGCGGCTGGTTACGGTCTGGGTGTGCTTGAGCACGCCATCGGCGTAGAACTTGGCCGTCACCGGGTAGGCGTCTGCCACCACCTCGGCGCAGGCGAAGTTCGTGGGCGCCGGTGCCCGGAAGGTCTTGGACTTGGCGCGTGCGCCCATGAACGTGGTCCCAGCGTCCCAGCGCTGCACGCTGGTGCCCGAGAGCACGTAGAGCTGGTCCTGCAGCTCGTCAAAGTGCATGGACTCGTAGCCGGTGTCCAGAAAGTACAGCCCGGTCGGGTTGGACGGGTCGATCATGAAGCCCTTGCGACCGCTGCCGTCGTCGTAGCTTCCGAAGTACAGACCCTCGTACATGCGGCCGGTGATCGTCTCCGGCTTGAGTGCCCGCCAGTCCTCGCGGGTCATCACGCCAGCGGTCAGGACGCGCGGGCCGGTGGACGGTCCCCACCAGCACAGGCCGTCGTTGCTGGCCCAGGCCACGCCGGCACCCATGCTGGCCACCGACTGCGGCGCGACACAGGCTTGGCTGAACTCCAGTGGCTGCTGGTCCATGCTGTCCGGGCTGGTGCCCGACATGAGCATGGGGCGACCGTTGGTCAACACCAGCAGGTACTGCCCGGCAACACCCAGCGCCACCGGCTGAGAATCCGGCGGGATAGCCTCGTACTGCAGCGGCCAGGCGTATGGCACGTAGGGCTCACTGAACCGAACACCGCCGCCGCTGATGCCGGCGGCCATTCCGTTCCACAGCGCGGTCAGGTGGCTCAGGTCGTCCGGTGCCGGTATCCAGGTGGTGGTGGGCAGAACCTCACCCAAGGTCCGGTTGTCGTCCTGCGTCGTCAGTGCCCCGTAGGCGATCTCGCGCAGGAAAAAGAACTCGGTCGCTCCGCTCGTGCCGGTCTGGGTCCGGTAGATGCGGATGCGGTCAATGCCGTAGTTGCCGGCCGGTGCAGCGGCGAAAGCCGAGAGCGTGGTGGTTGCATCGCTCTCACGGTCCAGCTGCGCGCTCACCGGTGCAGGCCCGCTCTCCCACCCCCAATCGTTCACGAACGTGTAGGTGTAGAAGTAGGTCACAGTGTCACCGGTCCAGGCGCCCGAATCCTTCACCGCGGTCAAGGCCGTGGCCGGTGCCGGCAGGCCCATCGGGCGGCCGGTGGTCGGGTACGGCGCAGAGGCCAGGCCCATGACGTTGTTCGTCACCTTGGGTGTGCCGTCGCCGGTGTAGAAGGTCTGTTCGGTCGTGTCGTCACTGGAGAAGCCGCGGATGGCGTGCACCACACCCGGCCAGGACAGCCAGTAGTTGGCATCGCTGGCCACGTCCCGGCCCATGCGGTAGATCGTCTGTCGGCCGGCGGGAACCGTTGCCACCGTCAGCGGGGTGCGCCACGGGCGCAGATCGCCACGCCCCGGCTTCTGGTTGCGCGAGAGCGTTCCCACGGCATCGCCCAGCAGCATCGGGTGCAGCGCGCGGTTCTCACCCGAGAACCCGGACCAGCGGATCACGGCCATGTGTCAGTTCTCCGTGTTGGTCAGCTTCACCGCGGCGTCGTACCGAGCTTGGCACTCGGCAAGCTGTACGCGGAGCCGGTCGGCTCTGGCAGATTCCCCGACAAGAAACTCTCCATCCGGTCGGTAAAGCTGGGCTCCGGTGCAGGCCACTGGACCGGCGGCAGGCGCGGGCACTGCACCACCGGCTGGGCGGGCTGGACGGTCCCGCAGGCTGCGAGAAAGGCGGTCAACAGTAGCGGCAAGAGTTTGCTTTTCATGGTCGGCCCTCTGGGTGATGGTCTGGATCTCGGTGGTGTGCGTGCGCTCGGCGGCGCGGCGGCTGGCTTCGGCCAGTCGGACGGCCTCGGCGTACTGCTCGCGGGTTTCGGCCAGTTCGACGCGGACGGCCTGCAGCCGGTTGTGCGTGGTGCAGTTGGTCAGCACCGATCCCAGCAGGGCGATGCACAGGGTGTAGGTCAGCAGCTTGGTCATGCGAACACCGCCATTCCTTGGTGGTACAGGGCCACGCGCTTGTCCAGCCCGTTCAGGCCCCCATTGACGAGCTTGGTCATGGACTCCACATCGCCACGGTCAGCCGCAGCGTTCAGGCCGTGCGACTCCCAGAACCAGCCGGCGGACAGCGCGGCGTTGACGGGCAGCAGCAGGCGGTCGGGGTTGGTGATGAAGTCCTCACCCAGGGCGACACCGCACCGGCGGTAGTTGTCCCGGCCGGTCAACTGCTTGAGGCCGCGGCCTCGGTAGAGCCAGCCATCGCCAGGCAGGGTGTTGCCCAGGTTCTCCAGGCCCCACTTTCCGCCGTAGATCAGGTTGGCGATGGCCTCCTGGTTTGCCTTCTGGTACGGAGTTCGGCCGACCTTGCGCGCGTCGGCCTCGCTGATGCGGTAGCGCTTGAACTCGCTCAACAGGGCCTCCACGCTGTAGTTCAGGCTCTCGGTCAGGCGCGTGAAGCCGGCGGACTCGTGCCCGATCTGCGACATGAAGCCGGCGATGCGGCGCGGCGTCGTGATGTCGAACGCCTTGCACGTCCCCTGCAGGAACGGAAGGAACTTCTCGGCCTCGGCCGCGCGGGCGCCGGAAGCCTTGACGATCTGGGCGACGGTCAGCGGGATCATGGTCAGGCCCCGGAAGCAGGGAGATCCTGCTTGACCACCCGCGCGCCCATTCCGGCCAGGAACACCAGCAGCGCCGTGATGGCAACCAGCTGGTCCGGCTGCACACCGAACAGGGTCAGCAGTGCGGATCGCTGCTCATCGGTCAGCACCATCCAGGCGGCCATGGCCGATGCCCCCAGCCCCTGCACCCACATGACGGCGAAGCGGTACGCCTGCTTGTAGTTGTCGATCAACTTCATTGGGACACCTCCGGGTGGTCAGGTTTGGTCTTCATCAGCCACATGCGGCGCTCGTGCTCGCGCTTCTCGCGGCGGTCGCGCTGCCACTGGAACCACACGTTCACCAGAAGACTGGCTGCTGCCAGCATCAAGCCGAACAGGGCCACATAGCCGTTATCCGCCAACCAGGCAACGACGGATGTCAGCCCTCCGACCTTCGTTGCTTGCCCGGTGATGGCAATTGCGGTTGCTTCTGCTGCTGCATGGTCTTTCATCGGTCAGGCTTTCGTGCTGATGCAGTTGTGGATCTCTCGCGTGGCCATCAGCCAGCGGCGGATGTCGCAGGGGGACGGTGGGGCATCGCTCAGCATCCACGGCGTATCGACACCGCAGGCCAGCATGTCTTCGTTGACCATCTCGCTGCAGATCTTCCCGGCCGCGTTCCTGGTGCTCTTTCCGATCAGGTGGTAAAGCGCGCGCAGGGAGAACAGCAGGTAGTCCACGAACCCGTAGTGGCTGTTGTCGGTGGTCAGTCGATGTTCCTGGTACTCGCGCGTGACCTCTGGGAAGTCCCACAGCTCCACGGTCGCATCGGCGTAGTGCGGCCACTCGCGGCGGCGGCGCAGCAGGTTCATGTCGTAGATCAGGCCGGCGCCCTCGTCCACCCAGGCGACGTGATAGGCGTGGCATCCGGTGAAGAAATAGGTCAGCTTGCCGCTGAACTTCTCCGGGTTGGAAATGACGGCCAGCAGCATGTCAGAGCACTCCCATGAAGATGAGCAGGGCGAGCGAGCCGGTCAGGCCGCCCGCGGCGGTGGCCGCAAAGTCGAGTTCGTCCGCCGTGCCGGCACCGGTGGCGTCGTAGATCTCCTTGGCCGCGCCAGCGACGACAGCGGCGACAAGGCCGGCGGCCGGGTTCGTCAGGATGCCGACCAGCAGTGCCAGCACCAGACCGGCCCAGAAGTGGAGCTTCTTGTCGGCCGGCATCAGGACTTCTCCTTGACCTTGATCGTGATCTCGTGCTCGCGCCGCTCGCCGCTGGTGGTGTTGATCCACATGGTCAGCAGGTAGCTCTGGCCGTCCGTGCCGCCCGAAACCAGCACACGGAAGACAGAAGTGGCCGGGTCGAACACCTGGGAATCGACCGTAATGCCGGTTGGCACGGTGTCGAGTTCGATGGGGTCAAACGCGCGGGCCGTGTCACCCAGCTCGGACAGCAGGTCAGAGAAAGAGACGGGCACCCAGATCGTTTCGCGGGGTTGCTTGGGGAATTGGTTGGTTATGACGGGATCGCTCACATCAGGCTCCATTGGGATTGGCGCGCATCGCTGGGCGCAACAGACAGGTAGGTGGTGGCATCGGCCACCGACAGATAGCGCACGCCTTGCACCACAGATAGGTATGTGGACGGGTCGGCAATCGACAGCAGCGGCGTGACGGGCTCTTGGTAGACGCCATCAACCGACCACGCCCCCGACAGCGTGGCCTTGGCCAGAGCCGTGACGGACCACGAGCCAATGAGCGAAGGGCCGGCCACGCTGTTGCGCACCTGCCAGCCACCGGGCAGCGCGGCAGCAGCCGATGCGCGGACAGACCACGCACCACCGACCGATGCGGCCGACAGGTTGCGCACCGACCACCCGCCGGCCAGCAGCGCAGACGCCGACCCGGCAGACTGGACGGACCATGCGCCGCTGAACGTGGCCCCGGCCAGCGACCGGACAGACCACGATCCGGCCAGCGAGCGCGCGGCGGCATTGCGAACGCTCCAGGCCCCTGCCAGGGTGGAAGATGCGGAACCTGCGGCCAGCACGCTCCAAGAACCCGGCAGCGCCGATGCTGCGGTGTTGCGAACAGCCCAGGCGCCCGCCAGTTCCGCGGCAGACTGATTGCGCACGCTCCACGCACCGGCCACCGACGACAGCGCCAAGCCACGCACCGACCATGCGCCAGCCAATGCAGAGGATGCAGACGTGCGGACGGACGACGCTCCGGCCAGGGATGCACCGGCCAGGTTGCGGGATGACCACGCGCCCGATAGGCTGGATGAGACGATTGCCGGCCCGCCGCCCGTGCTGGTCGTGTCCAGCACATAGCCAACACCCGGCACCAGCGCCTGACGCTGGCCCGTGCCGACAAAGTACGCGCCGGGTAACTGGTATTGCGCCATCAGCTCACCTCAGCCTTCGGGCAGACGTAAACGGTGGTCGATGGCTTGCCAAGGCGGACGGCAATGCTCAAGAATCCGACCTCTTGAGGCGTGAACGTGACCGACAGCTTTTGCTTGACCGGAGAGGAAATGCCGGTCGTCGTCCACGTTGCCGAGCTGCTGGCGTGGTTCGTCGGTGCGGCCAGGATCGTGGCCACCTTGTTGCTGGCCGTCAGCCCGAGCGGGAAGCCGTTGGTGCCCAGGTAATCGACGTTCAGCCAGCAATCGTTGTCGGTCAGTGTCACGCCATCGGTCAGCACCTCCACCGTCACGGTCACAGGTGATCCGATGGTTTCATTCCACACCACAATCGGGTCGGCCCGCAGCGGCACGTTCAGGCTGTTCGCGTCAGCGTTTGACGCCATGCGCCACGCAATCGGAGTGGTGCCATCGCTGGCCCCTCCACTGCGCACAATGGTCGTCTCATCTCGGATGGACCCGGCGTAGTCTTCAATCCACAGCCGGTAATTCGTGTCCGCGTTGTCGCAGTTGTAAATGCTCACCCGCTGGCCGCTGAATCGCGTGCCGCTGAATAGAGAGCCGGTCCACCCGCTAGGCAACTTGCAGTTGCTCAGTCTGGTAATCATGGACGCCGTGCTGGATGACACAAGGTTTGACTCCGCGCCAACGCCGGACAAGTCCATGCCGTCGATCTCGGCATAGGTGTTTCGCCCGCTGGCTGATGTCTGGAAAACACCAGTTGTGTAGCTTGTAGGTCCTGAAACAGAACCGCCAGAGATCGTGACGCGGCCACCGATGCCAATTCCATGCGTGGCTTGATTGCCTAAAACAAAAGTGCAATCCGTCGCCGACACACGAGAGGCCGCAGAAAAGTTTGCTGACTGGAAAAATACGCGGCTCGCGCTGCCGGTGTTGTTCAGCGTGAACGTACAGCCACGGAACTCCGAAGCCTGAGCACCAGAGCCGGAAGCCAGCGTGATTGATCCGGTTGAGTTGGTCCCAGTTCCTGCTGAAAAGGCCATCCCATCAACATAGCCAAACGGGCCTATCAGCCAGTTTGCAGATGCGGTCAATGCCTCAGCCCCACCGGACGCCGTGGTCGTTGGTGGAGCTGCCGAATCGTTGACAGAAATAACTTTGAGCGGATTGCTGGCCGTGCCGGGGAATGTCAGCGTTTGCGATGCAAGCCCGCTTGCACTGTGCGCTGAACTTACGTAGATGTTGTCCCCCGCTGCCGATCCAGTCACAGCCGTGGCAAGCGTCGTTGCAGCCTTCGCCCATGTGTCATAGGGCGATGTGTTGCTGCCGGTGTTCTTGACGTATCGGTCAGCCATTTCCAGCAGCCCTCACAGCGTCTGCCTGCTCGGCAGTCAGGATGCCGATGGCTTCGTAGAGAGCGATCTGCTGTAGCACCTCCGGCCGGTACGGGCGCTCGATGTACTTGGCGACCTTGAAGTCTTCCATGCCAGACCGGATTTCATCTTTCTGCTCTGCCGTCAGCAGCGGACTGCTTTCGTACTTTGCATTGAATGCGTCCACTGCCTTTTTAGCAGTGCCGAACAGGTTGCGGAAGTCCAGAATGGACAGCGGAATCAGCGACCCGACAACCAGTGCACGGGCGGCTGCTCGGGCTGTGTACTGCTGGTTCAGCATGGCAACCCGTTCATCCAGCACCATCTGTGCGTCCTGCTCGCCCAGCCACTCATACTTCAGCTCGTCGCCCTCGTCCGTGACGTGAACCTCTCGCACCCAGCGTCGGCCATCTGCCTGCGGCGGCCCTTCGGTGTAGCTGCTGCTGACGATCATGGTGCACCTCAGACGGTTTCGCAGTCGAAGCCAAGCGACCAGGTGTCGTTGGCCGAGTTCCCTGCACCGGCCGACACCGTTCGGCGCAGCCATACGGATTTGTGCTGACCTGCGGGGATGTCGCCGAGGGCAAGGCCCGCGGCGGCAGACGCCGGGGCGCTGAAACTCACGCCGCTGGGGGCCGTCGTTTCGCTGGCCACGGTCTGCTCCGTGCCGTTGACGGCGGCCGTGCCAACACCGATTTCCAGAGTGGTCCCTGCGAGCGGGGTGTTTGCAGATACCCACACACGGGCCGCCGTCATCGTGTCGGAGCCGTTCGCGTTGTGCAGGTAGATGCACCGGTACTCGACTCGACCGGCCAGGGCTTCGGCGGCGCTCACAGCGTCAAACAGCGCATCCACACCGGTGGACACGGCGGTGGAGCTTTTCGCTCCGCCCAGCGATGCGTTGGCGTTGCTGTTTGCGGAGCCGCCCGACAGGCGGAACGCGAAGTCGTTGGAGATGATGGACATGGTTGTGCGCTCCTATGGGGGTCAGTCCTTGGGGGAAACAGCGGCCGTGCCAGCAACCTCGTCGCCGAGATCGGCGTCACAGAGTTGCTTGAAGCCGGTGGCCAGCGTTGGGTTGGCCAGCTCGGTCTGCTTGCTGTAGCAGCGGAACATCACGTAGTTGCGCAGCGCGTTGGCGAACAGGTCGGACAGACTCAGGTTGCCGGTGATGTCGTCGGTGGTGGTGCCCAGCGCAGGGACCGTGATGTCCACGGTCTGAGCGGCGTACTTGAGCGACACGTTGGCGCCGACCAATGCAGGCGGGTACACATCGAAGCTGCGCGGCTCGCGCTCGTCGTACATGAAGTGCAGGATCTCGACCTTGCCGGTCAGGCCGCGCCAGCCGGCGAGCTGGGCGTCCAGCAGCGCAGACGCCACGCGCGAGATCGCCCGCTTGTTGCCGGTCGTGTTGTGCGACACGTCGATCAGCTTCTCGCCGCCGGCCGGCAGAGTCTGGGCAGCGCCAGCCACCAGCGCGTGCTCCACTGTCAGGTGGCTCGCATCGGGGCGCTTGGTGATGATGTAGCGCTGTCCGTCGTTGAAGTACCGCGCGAGGTCTTGCGTTGTCCAGCGGATGCTGGTGGTGTCGTTCAGATCGCGGGCGACCTGTTCGAGTATGGATTTCGCGGTGAGTGCCATTGATAAGCCTCGCAAGTGCCGGCGGGTGGATTGCGCGGCATGATGCGTGGACTGGCCTCGGAGTCAACGTGTCAGAAAAACGGGGTCGGCGTGCGCAGTTTTGCGGCAGCAATGCCGCGCGAATATTTGGCCGCAACGATGGCGCGGCGCTGCTCGTATTCAGTCTTTTTGAGTGCGGCAAGCCCATGGTCCGTGAAGGCTTGCTTCGGGATTCCCATGACCGCGGCTGCGATGCCCTTGGCGATGTCGTCGGCGTGCTCCAGGGCGATGTCGTCATCCAGCCCGGTCGATGTGCCAAGCGCCGGCATCAGGGCGGCGGTGATGACGACCTGGGCTCCAGCAGCTTCCAACGGATACACCAGCAGCGTCTGGTTGTCGGTCGTGTAGGCGAACTCGTGCTGCGTGCTGGAGCGCGCCAGGCGGATGCCTTCGAGGCCGGTGGCCAGATGGCGCTCTCGGCCATCGACGGCCACATCCATCGGCCGCACGATCTGCATGCCGGTCGGCGGTGCAATGTCGATCTCGTGCGTAGTTCCGTTCGCCAACTCTGGGTCCAGTGTGCGCTGCAGGCACAGCGTCTTTCGGCACCAGTCGATGGCGGTCAGGCGTGCGTGGTGCTCCATCACCGGCAGCGGGCAGCCGATGACGTAGGGCATCACGTAGGGTTCAAAGTCACGCCACAGCATCGTCGTACTGTCGGTGGGTGATGTAGCGCAGTTGCTCGCGGATCTTCTCGTCCGGCATGTCGGCCAGCGTGCTGCGGGCCAGGCCGCGGCGGTGGGCCAGCGCGCGCAACGGCTCGCCGGAGAGCTTGTCCGGGTTCTCGCGGTCTGCGGCGGACAACGAAGAAAGCGCGGCCGAAGCCTCGGCCTCGGCACGCGCTTTCTTGAAGCCGGGTTGTGGGCCTCGCTTGCCCATCAGAAGCCCGACTTGGGTGCCAGCGTCATGTACGCCGTGACAACCTGGCCGGCGGCCGGATTGGCGCCAGCGAACTTGATGCCCCAGCTCCGGTCCTGGGTGTCGGGCGCCACGGCGTTGGCCACCTTGTTGCGGCGCAGGACGCCAGCGGTTGCGGCAGCACCGGTGGCAATGAACTCGTTGCCCATGGTGCGGGTGCCGAGGTCGCCGTAGTAGCCGGACAGCACACCCACGTCCAGGGTGGCCGAAGCGCCCAGCGCGCCGTTGTCCACGATCACGTCGATCACTTCGCAGTTGCGCGGGATGGCGCCCATTTCCACGATGTCGCCAATGGCGGCACCGGTGGGAACGGTGAAGTCGCCTTGCACAACGATCAGGCAGGAAGCCTCGGTGGTGTGAGCGGCCGGCTCGCCGGCCGCCACCTGTTTCGATTTGAAGTTTGCCATTGCAGTTTCTCCTTGGAAGGTTCAGGTGGCGGGGTTATCAGACGGCGGCGGTGTAGGCCGAGTCCACGGAGATCATGGAGTAGTCCAGGCCCTCGTATTGGGACTTGTCCGCACCGAAGATCGTCTCGAAGTACAGGATGGCGTCGTGGCCGCGGTCATCGCTGTCCTCGTCAATGCTCACGGTCATGCCATCCTTCATGCCCTTGGTGCCGTTGGCCACCACGACAGCGTTGGCGCCCATGAACAGGCTGCGGGTGGCGGCGATGTTCGAGCCCGAACCGTAGTCCGAGAAGTACACGCCGAACTCCATCTCGTCGGTCAGCACGCCGTTGAACATGCCGGCACCGCCCTTGAACAGTTCGGCTTCCTTGCCCACGGCGGCGGTCAGGGCCTTCTGGGCTTCAAACCAGCCCTGGGCGCCCACGTCGTCGCGGATGTCCTGCATCACCTCGGGGCAGACGGCGAACACGAAGCACTCCTTGCCGCCCTTCATGACCTTTTCCATCTTCACCGGCTTGCCCTTGCCGCCGAGCATGCGGACGGCCTTGGTGCGCAGCTTGTTGATGGTGGCCAGGCTCAGCTTGTCGCCAGCGACCAGCGTGTTCTTGGCCTTGGAGCCATCGGGGCCGACGAACAGGTGCTTGGCATCGGGAGCGCGCAGGGCGTTCGGGTAGCCGGCGTAGCCTTCTTCCAGGGTGTGGAGTTCTTCGCCCACACCGCGGGCGCCGGCAGCGGCGGCCACGATGGTGTGCTCGTACAGCTCCTTGATGTAGTCGGTCAGCTTCTCGCGGCCCTGCTTGCGCAGGTTGAAGCCCACGCGGTCCTGGTCGATGCGGGCGCCGATGTTCACGCCATGGCGGTGCTCGTTGATCCGCATGGTGTGCGAGGCATGCGACATCTTGAACTCGTGGCCGGCGAGCTTTTCGCCTTCGCGGCGGGCGCGGCCTTGGAGCTTGGCGACCAGGGTGGTCGTCACTTCGTCGCCGGCACCCTTTTCGAGTTCGGTCTTGCGCACGACTGCGGAGCGCGAGCCCTCTTCACCGATCATGCGGGCGAAATACTGCTTCTGGGCAGCGTCGTTGGCGACTTTCGCCGCCCAGGCTTTGCGTTTGACCGGATCGGTCGGCAGGATGGAAGTGGTCTGTGCCATGATTTACCTCTTGAGGTTTTGTCATGACGCACTCCTGCGCGCCGGGGAAACTCCCCGGTCTGGCCGGGGCCTTGAGGACTGGCTTACGCCGCGAGTTTCTCGGGTTTTCCGATCCTGACGGTCGGTGAAGCCTGAAACCTGATGCGAGCGGTCTGCCCGTCCTTCTTTTCGAGTATCACAGTTACCGGTTCGGAGTCAACGCCACCGACGTTGCGCAAAACTACGCACTCTCCGGCGCGCATCTCCAGCACCAGACCGGCGCGCTGCTCCTTGCTCATGGTCACTCTCCCAGCAGTGCAGCCTGTTGAGCCGGGCTGAGTTTCTGGAAGCCGGCCTCGAACGCTGCGCCGGACAGATTGGCCATCTGCTCGACCACGCCGCCGCCGGTGTTCGGGGTGGCTGCCACCGGAACGCCGCGCAGGGTGGCCGGCGGTTTCTCGGTCGGCATGCGGGTGCCAGTGGGTTTGGCCTGCGTCTGCTGTGCGGTTTCCTGCTGTTTCTGCTGACCGTCCAGGCTCAGGCCACGGATGGCCAGAACCGTTTTGTTCGCATCGGAGGCCAGGTCGGCAAAACTCTTGGCGGCATTGGCCGGGTCGGCGCGCAGACCAGCCATCACCACGTCGAACTGGCGCTGTGCGGCTGCGTCCTTGGTGTAGTCCAGCACCGGCTTGGTGGTGTCCACGATCTGGGCGATCACCATGCCCTCGTAACGCGCGCTGGTCTGCTGGTTGATCTCGGCCAGGGTTTCGGCGCGGGAGATCTGGCGGTCGATCTTGGCCAGCTCGTTGGCCACCTTGATCTCGACGGCGGCATAGTCCTTGGCCTCAATCTCGCCGGACATGAGTTTTTCCAGCGCCTCGGCCTTCTCGGTCATCAGGTCGGTGCGCTTGCCGTCCAATTCGGCCGGGATCTCGGCGGCGTATGCGGTCGGCGCCGGCTGCTTGATGCCAAGCGGGTCGGCCAGTTCGTTCAGCACAGATTCGTCAACGCCATCAGCAGCCTGTTGGGCGGCAGCTTCGGCGGCTGTCCTTTCGGCTACGTCATTGAACGCCTCATCGTCGGTGGTGTTCGGGTCCAATGCTGCGGGGTCGCTGGAAGCCTGGGCGTCGGGCTCCAGAGCGGCGGTGTCGTCGTCCAGATCACCGAACGGGTCTTTGCCGGCGGCCTCGGCGGCTTCAATGGCTTTCAGGGCTTCGGCTTCGGCGGGGGAAAGATGGGATTTGGTCATGGCTCATGCTCCTGCGAGCGGTTGTTGAGGGAGTCCGTGACCGGTTGCTTCGATGACGTTCAATCAGACCTTGCCGCCATCGGCAATTGTCTTGAGAGCTTTCTGCTCTTCGAGTTTTTCCTTGGCGGCACGCTGGACGTTCTTCATGCGCTTGGGATCGGCCTGGATCTCCTTGGCGCGCACGATGGTCATGAGATCGTCGTGGGCCTGCCATTTGTCGTAGTCGCTCGCTTTCTGCTGAGATGCGACGGCTCCAATGCCGTTCATGCTGGTACTCCTGCTGGGTCGGTTGGTGGAACTGTCTCGGCCGGCGGCATCGGCTGCGCTGGCTGCTGCGCGTCGATCACCTGCGGCGCGGCCATGTCGCGGAACCCTGCGGAGCGCAGCAGTTCGTCGGCCACCGGCATTGCCTGCGGCATGGCCATGAGGGTTGCGGCGGCTTGTGCGGACTGGTACAGCGCATCGAGGCGCGCGGCCCAGGTTTCGGCCTCCAGCTTCTCGCCATTGGCCTGCGCTTCCTTCACGGCGGCTTTCATCTGTGCCATCTGCAGCTCGAACTGCGCTTGTGCCTGCGCCTGTTTCCGCCGGCGGTCTGCCTGCTGCTCGGGCGAGAGCTTGCCGTCCAGCGGTGCCTGTCCGTTGATCGCGCGGATGCGCTCAAGGATCACTGCCTTCTTCGGCAGGTTCGGGTGCATCTCAAAAAGTACGTCCAAGATGTTCAGCACCACCTGCGGTGCGGCGGCTGCAAGCTGGGTGAACACCTGCATCATGGAGTCGAACGCCGCTTCGGCCAGCGTCTGTTTCCACGCCTGCTCGCCAACCTTGAAACGCGCCTGACGGGTGGTGATGTCGTTGACGTACTGGCCGCTGGCCTCGTCCCACTGGTTCAGGGTGGTGTACTGCTGGGTGTTCTTGTCGTCCTCGGTGATGACCGTCACCGGCATGGTGATGAATTGCTCGGCCAGCGAAAGCACCATCTCGCCTTCCATCTGGCGGGCCAGCAGCAGGTTGTCGAACAGTTCCGTGGTCAGCCGCGTGCCCTGGTCCTGCTTTGCCAGCACCGCACGCCCTGACGTGGCGTTCGTGTCAAGCCCGCGGTTCTCACCGGTCACGCCGGACATCTGGCGCAGCGACTGGATGTCCAGTGAGGCCAGGTTGGTCTGCTGGATGGCTGCGCTCTGGTGCTCGCGCTCCTGAACCTTGCCGCCGGACAGTGCGCCAGCGGCGAACACGGCCATGCCGTTCGGGTCGTTGAGTTCTTCGCGCAGCTCGTGCAGGTCCATGACCTCCTTGTCCCATGTGCCGACCTCCAGCTTGATCTGGTTGCTGCTGGCCTCGAAAAGCGCGCGGGCCATGCGGTGGTTCAGGGACTCCTGCGGTCCGATCATCTGCCAGATGGGGCCATACGGCAGGCCGGTGCGCTTGTTGCGGTAGGCCCAGACCGGGATGAACGGGAAACGGTCGTGGCGGAACGGGCTCATGGCCTCCACCAGCGTGTCCTTCTCCGTCATGATCGAGCACATCACCTTCCAAGTGATGGGGTCGGCGATGCCGTAGCGGTTGGGCTCCTTGTTCGGCACCGGAATGCGGCTCCAGCACTCCATCAGCAGCACGCGCGGGCGACCATTGAACAGGTCCACCGGCGAATCCATGAGGTAGTCCAGTTCGTTGTTGGAGCCAGTGGCGAAGTCGTCCAGGCTGGAAATCAGGCCGGAACCGATCAACCAGTCATGAAACAGGCGGGCATCCTCGCCTTCCTGCATGCAGGATCGAATCTCCTGCTCCTTGTCGGGGAAGCAGGCCAGCGCCACGTCCAGATCCACCACCTTGATGCGGAAGATGAACCGGGCATCGCTCATGTCCGCCTTGGTGGCGCGGCTGTCGTAGATGATGTTGCGCCAGCTCTCGGCGCCGATGTAGATGGGCGGGCCGTTCTTGTCGCCTCGCAACCCGACCTCGATCCAGCCCAGACCGGCCTTGAAAGCGTCGTCGGCCGCCTGGCTGCGCTCAAAGCCTGCGCGATTGGTGGCGTCCAGCCACTTCATCAGCTTGGTCTTGGCCGTGGCGTCCTCGCTGGCTTCATCGCCTGGTTCCTCGGCCACCACGATGAAATCAACCCGCGTCTGCCGCTCGGTGCCGATCAGCCAGTCGATGGTCGGCTTGACCTCGTTGTAAACCACCGGCCTCTGCCCACGGGCGCGCAGTTCCTGGGCGTCCTCGTGCTTCCACTGCTCGCCGTCGTAAAAGGACTCTGACCTAGCCATGAGTGCCCTGTTGGCCGCCTGGCGCGCGGCTTCACCCAGAAACCAGTTCTTGCGCTGCTCGTGGCGCATCCGTACCGATTCCGGGTCCATCTTGAGGCCGCCGGATGGCGTCACCTGGCTGGCCTTCTCTTCTGGCGTCACCGCCGTGGGTTTCTTCGTGGCCATGTCACACCTCGCCTTCGTGGATCACCTTGCCGGATTCCTTGATGCTGGCCTTGACCTCCCACATGGGACTGGTGTCAAGCTGCTTGCGCACCTCGCGCGGGGCCACCGGCATGTGGACCAACTGCTCGGCGAACTTGAGCACCACGTCACACAGGGCGATGTGGGCCTGCTTGTCGTTGGGGTCTTTGCCCAGCAGCGGCATGGCGGCTCTGGCCTCGCGCTGGCAGTGCTCGCTGACCGATCCGGTGCAGTTGCCGTGCTGGTCGAATCCCACGAACTCCGTGATGGCGGTACGCAGGATGGCCCACATGCCCAGGCTCTCGGTGCCGGCCTGCAGGATGTTGCCGGCCGACCAGATGACCATGGCGGGTTTTGCCTTGCGGCCTTCGCCCACCCATTCGAGTGAGCACACATAGCCGCGGTGCTCTGCGACTTTCCACGCTTGGCGGCCACCGGCGGTGAACACGGGATGGCCTTCCGGCGAGAGGACTGGTGACATTTGCATTACTTTCTCCCTTTTTGAAAGCGCGGTTTTAAGCCAGAAATTGTTACAAATTTGATGCGTTAGTGCCTATTTCGTCACAATGCACCGTTGGTCGGATTCACAGGCCAGACCTCCGCCGCGACTTGAAGGCGCGCAGGCTGTCGGCGTCCATGTTTGGCTGATTCGGGCGCTGCGCCCACTGGCGGAAAGCGTCGGCGCCGTTGGAGGCCCAGTTGTGGTACGGCTCGGCGCTCCACATACCGCGCTTCTCGTCCCACACGTATTGGTAGCCGTCCAGGCACTTGATGCCTTCGGCGCACTTGACGACGCAGATGCGGGCGCCCTTCTTCATGGCGTCCCGCGTCAGGTCGATGCCCACCGAAAGGTCGGACACGCGCGGCACGATCTCCACGTTCTTGACGTTGAGCTTCTTGGTCAGGATGGAGAATGCGGACTCGATCTCTTCGCCCTGGCGCTCGGCCTTGCCGTCGTGAGGAAGCCAGTGTTTTCCCCAGCGCTCGAATCCGTGCTCGGCCTTGAAGTCCTCCAGCCGCTGCCACCATTTGCGCAGGCCCACACGGGTGTCGTGCATGTAGCCGATGAAGTGGTGCCACTGGCCGATCTCTTGGTGCAGCCAGATGGCGGTGTGGTCGTTGGAGCCCAGATCCCAGAAGGTGTTGACCGGCTCAAGCGGGTCGATGGGCAGGTCTGCAATGCGGCCATGCTCGCGCATGAACGTCATTTCATCGCCGTAGATCGCTCCGTCCACGGCCTGCTCGAAGGCTTCCTTTGGAGTGGATGGGTACTCGCGCTTCATGTCGCGGCCCAGCGTCTCGGCCTTCTTGACGTACCAGGCGCGCTGCTGGTCGCTCAGCTTGGCGGCTGTCTCGGCTTCGATCTTGTGGAAATACTTGCCTTCGGCGTCAGATATGCGGATGCCGTCAGGGTTGAGGCGGTAGTCGGCCGACCTGAACCACGGGAAGAAGTGAAGGCGGAAGTCCAGATCGCTCAGGCGCTCCTTGGCCTCATGCTTCTTGAGCGCAGCGTCGGTCAGCTCGTAGAAGGAGCCTGCTGCTCCCTCTGCGGTGGACTCCACCACGATGATGCCGCCACCAAGGGGAACGGCCTCAAAGGCGCCGGTGACGATCTCGCGCGCCTTCTCGGGGTACTTGCGGGCGATCTTGCCCATTTCCGATACGTGCAGCATCTGCAGGGTGCCGCCGCGGGCGCTGGTTCCCACCGAGAAAGCGGAGTCGTTCGCCCAGATAAGTTCGGTGTCGGTGCGCTTCTTGACAGGCTTGAGTGCTCGGATGGCCTCGGGCAGGCGGTCATAGGCGAAGCTGGCCTTGCGGAACAGCTTGACGGCGTTCGGCAGGGTGTCGGCGATCACGCCGGCCGCGAAGTTGTCATTGAACAGGCACTGGTCAAGCGCCAGGATCTGCATGAGGGTTGAAAACCCCAACTGCCGCGCCTTGAGGATGACGTTTCGCGTGTGCAGGTTGTCGTAGAACGCGCGCTGCTCGGGGTTCGGTTTGAACGGAACGGGTCGGCCGTCCTTGTCCACGATCCAGTACAGGTTCTCGATCCGCCACCACGGGTCGGCGAGAGCGTGCAGAAGATCGTCCTCGCGCATCATTGCTCGGACTTCTTGACGGGCAGGCGACTGCCGCGGGCGGACAGTTCGGCCATGAAGCGGGCCATGGCGTCACCCGGGTTGTTCTGCTCGTTGTCGGCTTTGAACAGGCCCTTGTGCTTGAACAGGCGCTCGATGGCTGAGTTCTTGTCGGCGATCTTGTACTTGAGCACCTGGCCGACTCCAACGTCAGCGTTGCCGACCGCGGCCACATCCAAGCCCTGGATGGCCGCCGCTGTGTCGTCGTCCAGTTGGTTGAGTGGCAGCGGGTTGCCGTCCTTGTCCACCAGCTTGCGGATGTCGAAGAACGCCAGGCGCATGGCTTCCTGCAGCAGCCGCTCGGTGGTCAGGCCGATGGCTTTGGACCGTTTCTCGCTGATTTCCGAGATTGCGGCTTGAACTGAAGGTTTCTGCAGCAGTTGATAGCCTTGCTGCTCGGCGGTTTTCTCGGAATAGCCGGCCTTGATGGCGGACTGCTTGGCGTTGAGCGTCTGTACGTAGTGCTCCACGAACAGGGTTTGCCTGTCGTTGAGTTCTCGTGTCGGCTTGGCCGGGGATGTCTTTGCGCTCTCCTGTGCGGGAGGCGCGCTCTTGCGCGCTGGCATGTTGGGAGACTCCGAAAAGGCGCCCCAGGCGGTGAGGCCCGGGGCGTGAAGGTCATCGTTGCAACCGGATCAACCGGCGAGGCGCATTACGCCTGAACTGTGTACGGAGTCAACGTGTCGGGGTCTGGGTGTGGATCGGCTACTTATGAACCGTTTTTTGAAGTGCTCGGGCACAATAGCGCAACGCCCCATGCGGTCAGGCATGAGGCGTCACTTCCCAAACCATTGCTTATAAGGAGCAACAGCATGAGCGGCAGGAATACTACCCCAAAGCGTCCGATCAGAATCGAAGGAGATGTTGCCTACGTGCCTCTGACAAGAGGCTGCGAGGCATGCATAGATTCCTGTGACGTTCCGTTGGTTGATGGCATGAATTGGTATGCCCTCAAAAGGCGCAACAAGTTTTATGCCGTCGGTTGGCTCAGGAAGCCAGGCGGGTCAAAGACGCTTCTGCTCATGCACCGGCTGATTTCTGCCACTCCGGCAGGCCTTGAAACAGATCACGTTGATGGAGACGGCCTGAACAACCGGCGGGAAAATTTGAGACACGCAACAACTGCAGAGAACCAGTGCAACAGGGGCGCACAGAAAAACAATACGTCAGGCCGGAAAGGCATCACGTTCCACAAATCCACTGGAAGGTGGGCGTCCAGGATAACAATGAACGGCAAACGCCATCTCGTCGGCTATTTCGCCACACCTGAGTTAGCCTGGGAGGCCTACTGTGCAGCCGCTGAACGCATACATGGCGAGTTTGCGAGAGCGGCCTGATTCAGCCCACCGGATCAGGGACCGCGGCGGGATTCTATTGGCGATCAGTGCTGGTAGCAACGTGAAATTGCTCCCTCCTTGCTCGCTCGATCCAAGCGTCAGCATCCTCTCCAAGTGCGTGGATCGCTGCGGCAGCAACAGAGGCAACAGCGAGTGAACCGCATACAGCGATGCCACCGGACATCCCAAGGATCTCAAGGCGTGGACCCATGACAGTAGGACCGGCATGCCCGACAACAGCGCCGGGGTGCATCGGGAATGCACGCGATGATGGTTCAGTCATGTTCAAACCTCTCGGACCATGAACACCGGCTGCTGCTGCGCGCCGTCGCTCTCCACGTAGCCCAGCTTCTGCAGGCGGTGGATCAGGCGGCGGGCCTTGAGCTTGCTGGAGCGGCAGGCTTTGACCACCTCGGGGTGGGTTTCGATCTTGCGCTCGGTGGCCGGGCCGATGGCGGCCATGACTTCGAGGATTGTGGCGATGGTGCCCTGCAGGCCGGGTTTGCTGGTGTCGGTCATGGTTTCGCTGGTGGTCACTTGATGGAATCGGTCAGGTGGTTGGGGTTGCAGCGGCCTTCCTTCTCCATCAGCCGTGCGCGGCTGGCAAGGCAGTCCTCGCAGAAGTTGTAGAAGATGTTGAAGGCGGGTTCTCCGCGGACGATGGCGATGACGGTCTGCTCGTCGCGCTGGTTCTGGACCGCAGCCGCGCTCTTGAGGAAGGTCAACCAGGCTCGGCGGTCGGGCCAGCATGGCGGGTGATCTGGCGCCAGGTCGTCCACGGCATCGGACAGGTTCAGGCGTTGGGCCGGTGCGGTCGGTGTCTTCATGCGCTGGCTCCCAGCATGCGGTGGATGTCGTCGGCTCCGAATCCACGGTCTGCAATGACCGCTTTGCAATCAAGCATCCCGTGGCCGATGGCGAAGATGGAAACGCGCTCGATCAGGCGCTCAACTGCGGCCAAGCCGGATTGAATGGATGCGCGGTGGACCTCCAGGCGGCCAAGGTGCAGCGCCAAGTCTTCGAGTGCGCCGGCCATTCCGCGGATGATCCTGATGTCCGGGTCGTCCTTGCTGATCTGGTGCAGCTGGCAAGCCCTGGCCACGGAGAAAAGCAGAATCCCGGCCTTTCGCACCAGATGCTCCGGATCGTCACCAAACAAGCTGTGAAGCTCGGCTCCCGTCTTGAGTTCGGACAGGCTGCTTCTGAGTTCACGCTCGATCTCGGCCTCTTGCTGCTTGACTACCCACGGGTTGCGCGGGTCCGGTCCTTTGATGTGCTGGCGCTTCTTCTTCATCAGCGCGCCCCCAGGCCGGCAAACGGATTCGCCAGCGAGATCATGGATGCCATGTTCCCGGTCCGGCACTTGCTGGCCGTCTGCTGACTGATCCCCAGACGCTTGGCAACGGCCTTCCCGGTTTCTGGCGACGAGATGATCTCGATGTACGTCTCAGGCGTGACACTGGAGCGCGCGGCTCCGATGCGACGGTTTGCCAGCAGCTTTGCCGGGTTGTTCTTGTAGATGCCGCTGTCTGCCATGTGCTGGCCCCACTCGGCTTTTGTGCCCTGCTTGACGTGCTCGGGATTGATGCAGTGCTGGCAGGGGCAGGTGCCGTAGATCACATGACCGTCAGTAACGGGCGTCTGGTTCGTTGCGTACCAGACGGCCCGCTTACCCGGGACGCAGGCCATGGCGCCCTTGTTGTAGTCGAACGTCCAGACTCTGGCCTGTCCGTCACGGGTCACAGCGCCTTTGAACAGCCAGCATCCGGTGATTTCGTGGATCACGCAGCGGCCCTTGATTTCTTCGATGGTCTTCATGCTTTCTTCTGGTGTGTGCAGCCGGCGCAGCCGGGATCGTTGGGATTCAGGCGGGTGAACTGGCAGTCCGTGGTGTTTCGGTACGGGATCTGCACGATGCGCGGCAGGCGGGTGCCGGCCTCGGGCTTGCTCATTGGGTGGTAGCCGTCCTGGGCGTGGTGCCAGGGCTTGAAGGGCTGGCGGTTGTGGCAGCCGTGGTGCTTCATTTCTTCCCCATCAACAGGTTGAGCGCCCAATCGGCGGCCTTGCGGAATCGCGGTTTCTCTTTCGGGTCGGAAGCGATGCGCACCCACTCCTGCACCTGGCGCGCGTGGGCCGCGTCGAAGCTGGCGCGCTTCTCGGCGTCAGTCAGGTGGCTGCTCTGGTCCAGCAGGGAATGGCAGGCGAAGCAGCCCCAGACCATGTAGCAGTCGTCGGCCTTGCGCGCGCCGGCCTTGCCGTGGTCGGCCCAATTGCTGTGCGCGGCCACCGTTGTGTCGGTGCTGGGGTTCAGGCAGCGATCAGGGAACTGCAGCAGGCACTGTCGGCCATTGGCCATGTCGCGCAGCGCCTGGCTGCGGTGAACCTCGGGCTTGGGGTCAGTTATCGGAATTCCGATATCCGCTCGCGCGAAGCTGGCCGACCGGCGCAGGTGCTCCGGGATCGGGGTGTGCACGGTGCGCGTGCGCTCGATCTGCGGACGCTTGAAGCTGGAGCGGGTCAGCATGTGGCCTCCTTCTGCTGGAAGGCAACCAGTGGCTGGAGACGGCCGTGGTAGAAGTCAGACGCCTCTGCGCGCGCCGACTCTTCCCGCTTGTAGGCTTCCCACATCCGCAGGTTTGCCAGCCGGGCGATGTCGATGACCTGCTCGGGCTTGAGTCGGTATGCGTCTTTCGCTGGCGTTGCGCGCCGCACGACTTCTGCCACCACTGGAGTCGCGCTGTTGCGCCGCTCGCGCATCAGGATCACACCGCTGGCCGGCGACGGCAGGCAGTCCAGCAGCTCGGGTCGCCAGATTTCCTTCGGCATGGCGTAGTAGTGCTTCCAGACCTTCGGCGGGTGCCGGCGTGGGCAGTCGGCACCGTGCATGCCTGTCCACCCAAGGCGGTGCCACCACTTGTCCTTCTTGGCGTCGGCCTTCAAGTCGGCCCGGCTGATCTTCACCTCCACGTCGATGATGCGCAGGTCGGTGGTGACGCCCAGCACATCGCACTCGTGCCCGGTCCAGTTGCAGTTGTCCACCAACACCACGCACTTGCGGGCCAGCGTCTGCACAGCGATAGCGCGGGCGATTACCCCCTCGCTCCAGTTCATGCCGCCCTCCGAGACTTCATGGCCGACAGGTAGAACACCTCGCCGGTTTCCGGATCGACGTATTCCTCTTGGAACTCCACGCCCAGCTCGGTCGCGGCGTAGGCGGTCACGCGGTCGATGTACTCTCCGTAGCCCTTGACGCCCAGGTCTTCGGTGCTCACGCGCTGGCGGCGGCGGACCTTCTTGCCCGTCATGGGGTTCTTGACGGTCACGGTCTTGAAGCCCAGAAACTCGGCGCGGAAGTGCTCCTTCCACGTCTTCATGTCGAACTTCTGGCCGCCGGGCGCGGCCTGCCGGGCAATGGTCATCAGCACGTAGCCGTGCAGATAGCGGCGCTGCTTGTCGGTCTTGCAGTCCTCTGCGGTGCGGACTTCGACCACCGTGCCGTGGCCGGCGATGGCTAGGGCCTTGATCTGCTGCCACACGGAACCGGCCAGCGTCTTGTGCGCTTCGACAGGGTTGGCGCTCAGGTTGAAGGTGATTGCGGTCATGCAACCCCCTCGAACAGATCAAGCTGGTCCACCTCTTGGCGGGTGGCGTGGCGCTTGTAGGCGGGGCCTGGGCGCACGGCGCCGGTCTTGCGGGCGGCCAGCGGCATCAGGTTGGACTTGCGGGCGCAGACAGGGCCTACAGGCATGCCGGCGATAAGCACGGCGGCATGCGTCAGAGGCTTGGAGCAGAGGACGCACTTCATTCGCACAACCCGTAGGCGCTTTCGCACGCCTTCGGCTCCTCTGTAATGCGAATCCAGTCCATGAGCTGGCCGCCGCGCTGGGTCTTGCTCCACTCGACAACCGCACGGATGCCGCGCTTGTTCAGGTGGGCGTCACGGTCCGGGTCGGGGAAAAAGCTGGCTTCCATCCGCTTGCTGGCCATGGCTACGGCACGCTCCCAATACTCGATACGGTCGATGTGGCCCGGGAATCGCTTGCTGATTTCCAGCACCTCGTCCTTGCCGGCATTGATGCACGGCATGCAGCCCACCCGTGTCATGCCCTGCAGGTACAGCGGGTTCGGCTTGAGGCCGTAGCAGGCGGCCGCCTCGAAAACATCGGCCGCCGTCCAGCGCAGGATGGGCCGGTAGTTCCAGATGCCGCCGCCGCGCTCGTCCAGGCTGATGACGCATGCGCCGGTGCCCTGCAGTCGGGTCCGTCGGCTGTGCGATTCGTCAATGCGAACGCCCTGCCATGAATAGACCGCCTCGCACAGGCCGCCGTCGATCAGGTCCAACTGGTACTCGGTTGCCGGCAGGGTCTTCAACTGCTCGGTGCAGAACTGCGCGCGGCGCGACTGGAACCTGCCTTTCCAGATGCACAGGTCCAAGAACGGGTTGCCTGTGGGCACCATGGCCTTTGCGGCGCGCTCGCACGCCTCTTGCGGCACGCCCTTGAGCGGCCACTTGGTCAGGATGTACTCACGCTGACGCGCGATCTGGGCCGAGAACTCGGCGCGCAGCGTGTCGATCTGAATGCCCAGGTGGGCGCCCATGTAGGCCACGTAGTCGTAGGTCGATTCGTGCTCGTTTCCGGTGTCGCAGAAGATGAACCGCAGCGACTCGCGCGGCATCGTCTCCAGCGCCAGGATGGCCGTGGCGGCGCTGTCTTTGCCGCCGCTGATGCTGACAACGTGCAGGACCGTCATTTGCCACCCCACTGCAGCAGAGCACCACGCAGGTACACGAGGGTGTAGGCGCCGACCAGCGCACCAAGGCCCCATGCGTTTGTCTGGTAGGCAAACCACGCCCAAGCCGGCTGGCCCATCAGGCCGATGACCGGCGCCCACTTGCGGCCGGTGGGGTGGTTGCCCATGGCCAACCAAATCGACGTGAGGCCGAACATGGCGATGAACAGTTGTGTCATGCGCGCGCTCCCCGAACCGGCCACGCCACCATGGCGGCATCGCGCTCGTGCTGGTTGCTGCGGCCAGTCCAGCCGGTCAGCTTCTTGAACTGCTCGGCGTTCAGCTTCGCACCCTTGCCCTTCGGGCTGATACCGTGTGCCACGATGCCGCGGGCGGCGCACAGGTCCACAAGCTGGGTACACCATGCGTCGATCTGCCCGACGTTGCGGGCGATCTTGCGCAGGGCGGCGGGCGAAACTCCGCGGACCCAGGTGGCGCGGGTCAGGCGCGAGTCCTCGAACACAACGCGCTCGGGCTGGATCTCATCCAGCAGGGCGGCCACGCCTTGCGGGTCGGTGGTGCGCAGAGCGGTCAACTTTCCCTTGATGAAGATGGCCACACCGGTGTGCTTTCCCGGGTCGATGCCGATGATGGTTGTCATGCGCGGATCTCGTATGTGGGGAACAGGTAGGGGACTTCTTCCCAACTCAGGGGTGTTTCGTCGTGGTCTGGTCGGCGGACACCGGCGCGCATGCCGGGCCAGGTTTTGACATGGCGGCCGTCAGGCTGTCCGGCAATCCACGGAAAAGCCCAGACTCGTCGGCTTCCAGTTCCTTGGCGCGTCTCCACGCATAGGCTTTCCAGTCGGGTAGGCGGGCCAGCGAGATCAGGTGATCCAGCTGCGCCTGGTACTCGGCTTGTCTGTCGAATGGCATTCATGCCGCCCTGCCAGAAGTCAGGCGCTCCATGCGGGCCAGCGCTGCCACCTCGTCGCCGCCGGCCAAGCCGATCGCACTGGCCACCAGTTGGCACAGGCCAGCCAGACCGGCACCCACACGAACCAAGCCAACATCTGCATCCAACTTGGCGCGGTAGGCTGCCATGGCCTTGGCGCGGGCCTTGGCTGTGTACGACGACTTGAGCCCTGCCGACATCTCGATGGCGCCAGGCCTGTCGAAGTGAGCGGTGCGCGGCTGCAGAGCCCGGCACAGGCCCAGAAACTCGGGCAGCGTCGGCGGGAACTTCGGGTGGTCCGTCTTGCAGCGATCGGCGGCAGAGCGCACAACGGCCGGGTCGAAGCGGGCGAGATCCGATTGCCAGATGACCATGGCCGACTTCACGCCCTTGTCCTTGCCTTCGGCGTCCACCTCGCCGGTGGCGTAGCGCGACAAGAACAGGTTGCCGTACATGCCGTGGAACAGCATGAACAGGCTGCGCACCGCCTTCGCCGGGTCGGCTTCTGCAGGCTGGGCGCGGTTGATGTCGGCGCGCGCGATCGCTGCGCTGATGTGCTCAGACATGGGTGGCTCCTTCAAAAATCGCGGCTGCGGCGCCGGCATGCTTGTTGTCCGTGTGTCCAGCCGTCCGCGATGCCGTAGGCAACGGGTGCGAGCGCTGGCAGATGTCCGAGCGGCACCAGTTGCGCCAGGTCGCCGGCCAATCGGCCTTGCGGGCGTCCTTGCCGGACTTTCCCCGCCAGTGGTCGCGGAACTTGTCGGCCTCCAGCCGCACGACATCGGCCGTCCAGTGCGGGTACTCGGCCAGCGCCCACTCGCCCCAGGTGCGCGGCAACTGCCAGTCGTCGGGCAGTGGGTGGGCCTTGGGATGGGCGGGCGGCTTGTCGGCTTCTGGCGTCACCACCACCGGCGAATCGGTTCGGGCCGCGTCAGCGGCACCAAGCATGTTTCCGGTAGAGGTGTCTTCTTTCTTCTCTTCTCTACTCTTCTCTTCTCTAGGTAACGCACTGGTAACGCTGTGTGCGTTACCTTCTTGGTGGTCTTCGTCTTGTTGTGCGTTACCGGCCTTGTGGTTTGCGACACGCTTTGCCGTCTGGCAGCGTTTCTTGGCCGATGCGCCGTTGTGCTCTTCAAACTTGACGATGCGAACACCATCAGGGTGATCTGCAACCCATCCGATTTCGCACAGCGCTGCACCCAGGCCCTTGACGCCGGTTTTCTGGTCGATGCGGCGCAGGCTCAGGCCGGGCATGATCCCGTCCTCGGTGTGCTGGTCTGCCGTGGCCCAAAGCCAGTACAGACCGCCGATCACCTGGGCCTCTCCGCAGTCGCACAGGTCGCACAGCCTTGAAACCCGCGGGTCGTCCCACAGGTTGCCGCGCATCTTGATCCAGTCGCCGGCCACGTCAAACCGCCTTCCACACGCGGAAACCACCCACCACCACGTCGTTCCCCACCTCGTCCTGCATGACGCAGGCAAGGCCGGCGCGGGCCATCTCGGGCAATCGGCGATCCACCTGAACGACCTGCAGGCCAGTCATCGCAGCCAGGCCGTGGGCCGTGCGCGGGCCTTCCTTGAGCGCTTGCAGAATCCGGCCAGCGTGAGTGCTGGCGAAGCGATCTGCGTTCACCGCGGCGGCCTTGCTGGTGCCGGGGTCAGTGCGGCGGGAGCGCTGAACCGGGGTGATGTTGTCGAATACGAGGTTCATGCGGCCTCCTTCATGGCGTTGATGGCTTCAACGGCCTGGATGCGCTCGCCGATCCAGCGGGCTACGGATAGGCATAGAGCAAGAAATTCAGCGTCCGTAAGATCACGCTTCGCACGGTTGGCGGCTGCTGTAACCCATCGAAGGTTGTTTAGTTCATGTTTGCCGCCTCGGGCTTGTGGGATGCGGTGATCCAGTTCCGCGCTTCTATCCAGACGCTCGCCTGTCAGCGCGCAGAGTCCGCGCTGATCCTTCCAAAGACGTGCAAGGTCGTAGGCAGTGATGCCGTGCATCTTCTTGGCGCGAACGTAGAAGAAACGTGCGCCGTGCCACTCGCGGCGCTTGGCGTTGAGGCGTTCTCGGTTTTGCTGGACCCATTCCCTTTGCCGCGCTCGCGCAGCTTCTGGGTCTGATGCACGCCTCTTGGCCATCCCATCGGCCTTTGCGCGGCGAATTTCGTCTGGTGTCCGCTTTGGCGCTCGCTCCCGCACTAGCCCCATGCCATTTGCCTTGCACTGGATGGTGCGCCGACCACGCCCAGGAAGCATCTCCTGCAGCACGGTAAATGGCGCTGTAGCGTAGTGCTCACGCAGAATGGATTCCTCGGCATGGGTCCAACGAATGTGACGGCCAAAAGCGCGTTCAATTCCCATGATTTACACCTTCAACCATCTGGATTCTTTGACCTATCCAGGCCGCAACAGGAACAGCCCAGCTATTTCCAAGAGCCTTGTAACGAGGTCCGTCAGGGCACTCGCTGGCGGGCTTCTTGCGCCAAGGGATGGCGGTGTAGTCGTCTGGGAAGCCCTGCAGACGCTCGCACTCCACGGGCGTGAGGCGGCGGACTTGCATGGCGGTCAGCAACGCGGGCGGCGGGCTGTTGGCGTCAAGGCAGGTTGTGCGCTCTTCAAACAGCTTGCCGGCGTTGTTGCTGCCGGTGTTGTGCAGCTTTGTGGTGTAAGCAACCGCCACCGTCGCGTTACCTTGGCTGCTGCCGGTTCCCATGCAGTGCGTAGAACCGTCTTCACTGCAGATCGGGTCTTGCGTCGGGTGAAAAGCAATCGCAGGCGCATGAGCCCCAGCCGCCAGCGGGTGGCACGGGTCTCCGGCCTTGGGTACGCTGCGGTTCGCTGCGCTGGTGATCTGGGTGGTGTCGAAGCAAACCGCCTGCACTTCGGCGCGCGCCTCCAGCGTGTACGCATGGTCAGCTTGAACGCCTACGCCATCAGGCCCACTGTTCGGGTTCGTGCGCAGCGCCCCCGCCTGGATGGCGAACGCAACAGGCTGCTGAACAACGGTCGTGCTGCTGTTATCGATATTCCCTGGTGTGCGGGCGCGCAAGCACTGCGCTACGTCGTCATAGCTGGCAACCTTGCGCACGGTCGGGTCTGTGCCGTGGATAGTCACGCCGACCGGAACCAGCGGCGTGCCGCGCCCCGTGCCGTCCTCGCTGGCGTCGAAGCCTTCGGCGCGCAGGGTGTGCGCCACATACGGCGCTTCGTGGTTGCAGTTCAGCGTCGGCGTCATGTCGGCACCGATTTCGGCACCGGCCTGACCCGTGGCTACGCAGATGGTTCCGTCGTCGCAGTCGAAGTCGGTTCCAAGGCCACCGCCTGCAGTGCTGCGGCTAGGGATGGTGGGAGCGACTTTCCGCGCTTCTCGGCTCGGCGCAGAATCCCGGCGCAGGCCGTCCCACTCAAAAAGAACCGCTGCGGGATCGAACCTGTTTCGAGCACTTGCGACAACGAACACACGGCGGCGTCGTTGGGCCACTCCGAAATATTGGGCGTCCAGGGTCCGCCATGCGATTGCGCGCGCTGGTCCATACACAGCACCAGCGTTCGACCACCGGCCCCCTGATGGCTGTAGCGGCTCATCTTCTCCGGCAAGCCCAGCCAAAAAGCACCCGAATGCGTTGTCTTTTGTGCTGAGAACACCTGGCACGTTTTCCCAGATGACGATGGACTCCGGCTTTCCTGCTCGGACTCGAACATGGTCAATTGCATCAGCAAGCTCCACAAACTTGAGGGTCAGATTCCCGCGCTCATCAGACAAAGATGCGCGAAGTCCGGCGACGCTGAACGCTTGACAAGGCGTGCCGCCGCACAGCATGTCTGGAGCCTCCACATCTCCAAGCAGAACGCGGCGGGCGATGGTTGTCATGTCGCCCAGGTTGGGGACTTCCGGGTAGTGATGAGCCAACACCGCACATGGAAACGGCTCGATCTCAGCCAGCCATGCTGCCTGCCATCCAAGCGGAGAAAACGCTACAGATGCGGCCTCAATGCCGCTGCAAACGCTGCCGAACCTCATGCCACGCCTCCGTGCTCAATGCGGTGGCAGTTCGGGCAAATCACTTCACCATTACCGACCGTGTTCAACCCGCCATTGCTTCTCGGCTTGATGTGGTGGACATCGCAAAGCGCCTTGTCCCACCCGCATCGTTGGCATCTGTTGCCGTGTTGCCGACGTACTGCATTGGCCCAAGACTTCCTGCTTTTGAAAACCTGCTCGTTTCCATGAAGCTGGTAGGTGCGTCCGGCGTTCCACGCCTTCTTTGGCGCTGACGAAACAGCAGATCGCAAGCAGCCGCAGGACTGCGTTCCCTTCTTTTCACCAGACCTAAAGTTGTTGCTTTGAACTGCGCACTCGGTTCCGCAGTCGCAGGCACATTTCCAGAGGATGTGACCGTCTTTTGAGCGGCCGAATTGCTCCACAACAGTCAAACGACCATACCGACGACCGGCGTGATTGATGGCATTTCCTTGCTTCATCACGCCCCCTGCTTGTTCGACCGCATCGCCTGCGGAATCTCGCCATCCCGGCGCTTGGTGATCGTGATGTTGTTCTTGCGGCGCGGTGCCGTGCGCAGCAGGTAGGCGGCTTCACCCTTGGGACTGAGCACGCCCAGATCCAGCGTGGATTTCTCGCTGGTGTTGGTGATCTGCTTGCCGCGGGCAAAGTGCGGGTCTTGGGCAAAGATGCTGGGGAGCACCTTGCGCATGGCCAGTCGTTCCCATGGATTGGGGACGCCTACCACAGTTGAGGGATTCACCTCGGGCACTGATGTGCCGATAGTGGGGGCATGGACACGTTTCGTCATGGCTCAGACCTCCACCTTGGACTTCTTGCCCTTGCTGGCCAGCTCGGGCCAGATGGCTTTCCAGTCGTCGGGGCGCAGCATCTGGCGCGTGACGGCGCCTTTGGTGGCCTGCTCAATGGCGACGCACTTTTCAATCGGAACAGGGCGCTCGCCCTTGCACCACTGATGGACGGTCGGCGGCTGCACGCCAAGGCTTTTCGCCAGGGCGCTCACCGATCCGACGTTTTTCGCCGCGTCCAAAACCGGCTGGAATTGCTTGTTCATGCGCTCACTATAAGGCATTGCCTTACGGAAGGCAAGTCATTGCCTTACACGCGCGACGAATGGGAGACTAGGCAATGCTTACTGGCAAAGAACTAGGCGAAGCCATCGCGCAGGCGCTGCAGCAAAACGACAAGACGCAAGCGGATGCGGCCCGCTTTTTCGGCGTGAAACCGCCATCCGTCACCGGCTGGATCAAGACGGGCCGAATATCCAAGGACAAGCTGGACAAACTGCGCGCATGGCTGGTGCTTACGCCAGATGAGCATTGGGGGGCCAGTTCCTCGGCGGTGGCTGGGATAGCGCGTGTTTCCGGCCCGGCCTCCGATGTGGTCGAGGCCATGGCCAGCATGGGCGCTGTTCCACTGATCTCATGGGTGCAGGCCGGCGCCTGGGCGGATGTGGCCGACCCGTTTCAGCCCGGCATGGCCGACGAATGGCTGCCCTGCCCTGTTGCGCACGGTCCACACACCTACGCGGTGCGCGTGCGCGGAGATTCCATGCACAACCCTGGCGGTCGGCCCAGCTACGCAGACGGAGACATCATCTTTGTAGACCCCAGCCGTGACGCAAAGCATGGGGACCGCGTGATCGTGCGCCTGGACGACCACGCCGAAGCCACCTTCAAGCAACTGCTGATCGAGGACGGACGCAAGCTGCTCAAAGCCTTGAACCCCGAGTGGTCGCCGCGCTACATTCCGATCAACGGCAACGCCACCGTCTGCGGGGTTGTCATCGGCAAGTGGGTTCCTGAGTAGGAGAGCATCATGAAAGCCATCGTCGCCGGCCTGCTGGCCTTTGCTTGTTCCGCTGCGTCTGCCAGCATGGACAACCCCATGGTTGCCGCACAGGAAGCTGGATCTGGCGGCTATGACCCATCATCCAGCGGGTCTGGCGGCGGAATTGCCATGCTCTTCGGCGCCATCGGTGCGGGCTGGTTCTGGTGGGGCGCGAAAGAAGACGCCAACGCCATGACATCGGCCGCAGTCGGCGCAGTCATCGGCTCCATGGTCGGCTTTCTTGTTGCGCTGGCGCTACGCTGAACCCGCTCCGTTGACTCCGACTGTGACTTAGGCGTAATACCGGTTGTCAATGTGCAGCCACACAGAGACAATCGCACCATCAGAGCCCTGAGGCTCATGCGTTTCACCCTTCGAGGGACAGTGTGGCTGCACTGGAAACGCATGGCCCTCAGGGCTTTTGCATTTCCGGTTGACCGCATTCACTGCGGCACGTCGGTGGGTGAATGCGGCAGAACCCTGCTACACGAGCAAGCCAGAGCGGGGGCGGTGGGCCAAGGCCAGAGCCGGGCGGTAGCGGATAGAGCCTCGCACCATGTTGCGCCTCAACGTCCGTCAAGTCTGGCCAGCGTGATGCTGACGGCATGGCTCCGGGAAGCAAGCGAGTGCGGCACCGTTTTGTTACGGTAAAGGCCGCGCTCGCCTCAAACATCCACCCAGAAGCAAGTGAAGAAAGAAGGAAAGGCGGGAAGAGATGAGAGTCAACCTGAAATGCCCCTTTTCCGAGAAAGACCAGGCAAAGGCCCTCGGCGCAAAGTGGGACGCATCCGAGAAAACGTGGTTTGTGATCGACCCGCCAGACATGCGCCCGTTCATGCGCTGGCTCGGCGGCAAGTGGCATGACGCGCCGGCCCAGACCACCGAGGCGCGTACCGCAAAGAAGCAGCTCCGCAACGGACATAGGCCCGCCGGCCACAACAACGGTTTCGCCACCATTGGCCGAGGCTACGTCGAAGACCTTACCGAGTACCACGTACCGCCATGGGAAGACGTTGACGACTGGCAAGCCATCAAGGCGCTGCGCGAAGCCTGCGCGTAGGGTCGTGAACACCCTCAACGCGGGAGTTCATTTAGCAACACACCATCGCCCGCCACGAGCGGGCTTTTTTGTTGCCGTTCGTCGGACAGTAAGGCATTGCCTTTCAAGGTGGTTGCCTTAGCTTAGGCATTGCCTTACACTTCTTCCATCACCACCACAGATGGAGAAGACAGTGAACATCGAAGCAACCAAGAACGGCAAGCCGGCACCTGCTGGCATCCGTTACGTGGACATGGAGCCGCGCATTCCGGTGCGGTTTGAGTTCACAGCAGACGGCCAGTTCATCCGCGCAACCCAGGCGCACATCGGCGGCGCCGATGACATGAGCGCCGTGCTGTGCCGCAAGCAGCTTGACGACATGCAGCGCATCGCTCAGAAGCGCATCCGTGTTGTTTCCGCCTACTACGCCGCCTGGAGCCACCCGCCAAAGGTCAACCAGTTCAGCGTGAACGTGGACGACTTGAAGATCCGCGGCGGGGGGTATGCGCGATGAGCCAGAACCACGCAACTGGCCGAATCCCGGCCGCCCTGGCGCAAGCCCTTGCGCCGTTCGCACCTCCGCAAAGCAGCGTTCATGAAGACGCGGCCATCCGTGCGGATCTGGCCTACAACGACCTCAAGAACAGCGGCGAACTGCGCCGCCGTGAAGACGCCCGCGCGCTGGCCGATCAAGTGCAGTGGGGTGTGCAATGAGCGCCGCCCGCAGCCTCTTCGCGCCCATCGTTGACGGCGCCATGTACTGCGTCATCCGCATGGCGCAGGCCCTGATGGAAGACGACGCCCGCCCGGCCAAGCCGCTCAAGGCCAAGCCGCTGCCGGATCTGGAGCACCGCGAGGCCGGTAGCTGGTTTTCAGGATGGTGGCACGGCATCTGTGTCGGCGCTGTCATCGGTGCCGGCCTCATGGCTGTGATTCTTCCTGTGATGGGGGTTGAATGAAGCTGCCACTCAAGCGCCGCAAAGACACACGCTTCGGCATCGCATGGAAGGAGGCCAGCCCGTTCATCGAGAACTCGCGGGCCGTCCTGATCCACCGCCCGCGCTACGTCACCACCCACAAGATCGGCGAGAAGTGGAAAGCCCACATCGCCGTCGAATGCTGGTGCGGCAACACCTTCACCGGAACCAAGAAGTTCACCTTCTTGGATGCCCCGCCAGACAACAAGTTGCTGTGCGCTCGGTGCGAAACGCGAGCCGTCGAAAGTGGCCTACCAACTGCCTACGAACTGGCAGGCCGACACGTACACCTTGGGCGACTTGTGCCCCAACAACTCTGCTGCAACTGATGGAGTCCGCATGACCCTAGCCCGCACCTTTCCCGCATCCATTGCCCTGGCAGTGGTCTACGTCATCTCCTTCATCGCCATCTACATCGTTCTCTGACATGAGCCTCACCACACAAGAAACCGCAGAAGTCCTCGCAGGGTTTGACATGGCCATGGTTGCCGCGCTGCCCCAGAAGCCGGCCACCGATGCGCCGCCCGCAAATTCGCTGATCCGCCTGATCGCATCGGCCTACGGAGTGGATGACGAAATCGCGTGCCAGTGGCTGTGCGCCCGTCAAGACGACTTCGAGGCTTGGATTCCCCCGCTGGGCGCTGTCGCCTGAGCACATCAACAACCAGACAAGGAATACATCGTGAGCACTGCACTGAAAGCCGCATGGCGAGAGTTCTGGCGTGTTCTGCGCCGCCAGCGGCGAACGAAGCACATCCCTGATCCGCTCGCCTGATTCACAACCACAGCACACCAGCACAACCAACACAGAAAGCACACCATGAGCATCGCAACACTGATCCTCGGCAGCAGCGGTTCCGGCAAGTCCACCAGCCTGCGCAATCTCGACCCGGCCAAGACCTTCCTGATCCAGTGCATCAAGAAGCCGCTCCCGTTCAAGGCGGCTGGCTGGAAACAGCGCCTGAACATGAAGACGCCGGGGAACGTCTACCAGACCAGTGACCCGGTGGAAATCGAGAAGCTGATGCGCAGCAGCCCGCACGAGGTTTTCGTCATTGACGACTATCAGGCTGTCATGGTCAGCGAGCTGATGAACCGATCCAGCGAGAAGGGCTACGACAAATTCACAGACATCGGCCGCCACGCTTGGGACATCTTCAACGCAGCCGGTGCGCTGGACGAAAAGCGCCGCGTCTACATCCTGGCACACACCAACACCGACGAGTTCGGGAACGTCCGCATGAAGACGGTCGGGAAGCTGGTGGATCAGCACATCGTGCCGGAAGGATTTTTCACCATCGTGCTGCGCACTGATGTCGTCAACGGCCAGTACACGTTCCGCACCCAGACCAACGGGCAAGACTGCTGCAAGTCGCCCATCGGCATGTTCCCTGACCTTGCCATCCCCAACGACATCGCAGAGGTTGACCGCGCCATCTGCGAGTTCTACGACCTGACCCAAGCGGCATAACCACACCACCACAAGGAAACACACCATGTACGCACTCGACACCACCGCCGCCAAAAAGGCCGATCAAACCGGCTCGCGCATCAACGAACTCGGCAAGTACGTCGGCCAGTTCAAGCAGGCCGAAGACATCACCGCCAGCACCGGCACGAAAGGTATTGCCCTGCGCTTTGAAGCCAACGGCCAGACCGCCGACCTGTCGATCTACACCCAGCGCGCCAACGGCGAGCAGATCATGGGCTATCAGGCACTCATGGCCATCATGACCTGCCTGCAACTGCGCAACATCGCCCCCAAGCCCGGCATGGTCAAGCATTGGGACAACGACGCGCGGCAGGAAGTCGAGAAGCAGGCCCAGGTGTTCCCGGACCTGTGCGGCAAGGAAATTGGCCTGCTGCTGGAAACCGAGGACTACACCAAGAAAGACGGCGGAATCGGCACGCGCATGGTCATCGCCGGGATCTTCCAGGCCAAGACCGAGTTGACGGCTTCGGAGATTCTGGACCGCAAGACAACGCCCGAGCATCTGGCAAAGATGGTTGCCCGCCTGCGTCACCGTCCTGTCAAGGGCGAAGCCGCTCCGGCCCGCCGCGAGTCGTCATCGGCTCCCAGCGGGTTCGACATGGATGAAGAAATCCCGTTCTGAGGTGACAAATGCAAACCCTGTTCATCGATATCGAAACCATCCCGACCGACCGTGATGACGTGCGCGAGTACGTCGCCGCCAAGATCACGCCACCCGGCAACATCAGCAAGGCCGAAACCATCGCCAAGTGGGAAGCTGAGAGCAAGCCTGCAGCGATTGAAGAGGCGGTGCACAAGACCAGCCTTGACGGCGCATTTGGTCGCGTGTGCGTGATCTGCTGGGCGCTGGATGATGGCCCGATCCGCACTGTCAAGAGCGCACAAGACGAAGCCGGTCTATTGGAGACGTTCGCCGACTGGCTGCGCTTGGATGTGAAGTCCACCGACCTGTTTGAAACCGCCGTGTGCGGCCACAACGTCAGCGGCTTTGATCTGCGTTTTCTGGCGCAGCGCTTCACCGTGCACGGCATCAGACCGCCAGCCATCATCGGACGCGCCGCCAGTGCCAAGCCTTGGGAATCCGACAAGGTGTTTGACACGATGGTTCAGTGGGCAGGCGTTGGCAATCGCGTGAGCCTGGAGAAGCTGTGCCTTGCCTTGGGCATCGAATCGCCGAAGAACGATCTTGACGGCTCCAAGGTTGCCGCTGCTGTTGCTGCTGGCCGCCTGGATGACGTGGCGACGTACTGCGCTGGTGACGTTGAAGCCGTGCGCAAGGTGTTCAACCGGCTGACGTTTGCGGTGGCCGCATGAGTCGCATGTCTGAACGCTGGCGCGAGCAACAAGACCGCCAAGAGCAAGGGCCGAATGAAGCCATCTGCGCCGCCATCAGCGCCCACGTCCTGGCTGCGCCTGTCAAGGCACTGGAGGCGGCGTAACTCACGCGGGGCCATCCAATCCTTTCACCTTTGACTGGCCCACAAGGGAACCAGCCGACTCTGCAAGCCCACCGCGTCCCGCCCGATTGAATTGCGCGGTGGAGCTTGTCAACCAGTGGATGGCCGCAAGCATAGAGCTGGAAAGAGTCGGAACGGGCCACACGAATAACCCAACACACACACCACCATGTTCAAGACCCTCAACATCTTCCGCATCACCTCCGGCTGGAATCAGGAGCCCGACACCGGAACCATGGACGACATGGCCGACGCCATGCCCTTCACGCCCTGCACCGCCACGCAAGACAAGTCCGTGGGCTGGGTTCCGCCGCGTGGTGAAAACCACGGCGCCCTGGTCGAGTCCATCAACGGCCACAGCATCATGAAGCTGATGATCGAAACCAAGTCGGTCCCCAGCGCCACGGTCAAGAAGAAGGCCCAGGAAGCGGCCGACCACATCGAAGCCACTACCGGCCGCAAGCCCGGCAAGAAGGAAATGAAGGAACTGCGCGAGGACGCGCTGACCGCCCTGCTGCCCCAGGCTTTCCCCAAGCAGACCGCCGTGCTGGTGTGGTTCGACTTCGCCGCTGGCCTGCTGATGACCGACGCCAGCAGCCAGGGCAAGAGCGATGAAGTCATCACCGCCCTGGTGCGGACCTTCGACGGCCTGGCGCTGGCCTACGTGCAGACCAAGACCGCACCGCAAGCCGCGATGACCGAATGGCTGGTGGCCACCGACACCGAATACGAATGGCCCGAAGGATTCGCCATCGAACGCGCCTGCGAACTGCGCAGCGCCGACGAAGAGAAGTCGGTGGTCAAGTTCAACCGCCACAACCTGCAGAACGATGTCGTGCGCCGCCACATCAGCGAAGGCAAGCTGCCCAAGTGGGCCGCTATGAGCTGGGAGGGCCGCATCGGCTTCGTGCTGACCGACACCATGCAGCTCAAGAAGATCGAGTATCTGGAGGGCGTGTTTGAAGACCGCGCAGACGACGAAGAAAGCGGCTTCGACGCCGACGTGGCGCTGGCCACCGGTGAACTGCGCAAGCTGATTCCTGCGCTGGTCGATGCCCTGGGCGGCGAGGTGGTGGCATGAATATCGAGGAACTGAAACTGGTCCTGTCAACCATCAACCAAGTGTCATCCGACGCCAGCAATGCGGCGATTGTCTGGATGGGTTTGCACTATGGGCTGGACTTCTTGGAAACGGTCGGCATTACGTTGGCTATTGCATGGACCGTTGTTACCGGAATCCGCTCCGTTGCTGCAGCCAGCGAATGGGCCGAAATCGGCCGGCGCGTTGTCCGTTCACACGGCGGGCGTGGCGGGTACATGGTTTTCGATGAAGACCACAAAGCCGCTGAACGCGCCATGAAAAAAGACGAAAGGAAATCAGCATGAACAAGAGCATTGACGATCTCGTGGATCGACTCCGCAAAGAGACTGCCGCCCTGCGCGTAGCAGCGAACAACGTGGTCGGAGAGAACGAAGCCCTGCGCGAGCGGGTGGCGAGCCGTGGAGCACGGCTTCGATGACAGCAAGACGCCCAACACCGAAGCGCAGCGGGCCGCCGCAGGCGGTCCGACTGGCGCGCAGAGTTAGAGGGCCGACACGATGGAAACAGTTTGCATTTTGGTTGGCGGGCCAGACCGGGTGATTGTTGACCGGCTGAACAAGAAGTGGCTCTTTGAAGACCACCCGTATTGCGGGCCTGTGGTTATTGGAAAGAACGGTGACCCGCTCGAAAACCAGCCGCCTGAAAGCTCGCCATTCTGGGAGGCCGTGCAATGCTGGTATGACCAGGGCAAGCGGACGCGAAAGCCGCTGATGAACGAGACGTGGTGCATTTGGGACAAACCGACCATGCAGAAGATGCGCCACCTTGGCGGGGTGCATTACATGCTGGTGACGGATGAGTCCTCTAACACCCCAATCAGCGGCGGCACGTCCGCTGCATAACAGAGTTCGGCACTGCCGATGGAAAGGAAACCATGAGCGACTACGAAAACGCCGCATTTGAAGAGGCTGCAAAGCACATTCTTGCACTGGCAAGGTCAGGAGATAAGTACCAAGACGGGTACACGCAAACGTGTTGGGAGCTATGGAAGGTCCGCGCAGCGCTTCCAGGGGCAGCGGCAGCAGACGTGCTGGCCGAACGCCAGCGCCAGATCACAGCAGAAGGATGGACACCAGAGCACGACGACGAACACATGGAGGTCGATGCCGGACGCGGATTGACAGAACTGGCCCGCGCTGCAAAGGCGTATATCGAAGCTGATGTGTACAACTGGCCTTGGACCCCAATCAGCTTCAAGCCGACATCTCCGCGCCGCAACCTCGTGAAGGCCGGCGCACTGATCCTCGCCGAGATTGAGCGATTGGACCGCTTGTCGCCGAACACCCAGCTCACCGGCCGCAGGTCCGGCGCATCGTAGAGTTTGGCAATCACCAAAGCCGCGCGGCGAGGTCTGAGCCCCGAAGATTCGCGTAGCGCGCCAGCATCGCCATGCTGCGATGTCCGGTGATCTTGGCTATCTGCATCTCGCTCAGTGTCGTGCGCTCAAACAGGCGGCTGGTGGCCTCGTGCCGAAGGTCGTGGAAGTGCAAGCCCTTGCACCCAGCCGCCTCAAAAATCCCGCCTGACCTGTTGTTGTGGAACAACTTGGAAAGCCGGTCTGACAGCTCGGCCAGGTCGCGCTCTTTGACCGATCCATCCCACCACGGGAACAGCGCGTCAGGCTTGGCGCAGGCCGCCGCATCGCGCCCGGTGTCGATGTAGGCCGTCAGCACTGCCAGCGCGACGGAACTCAGCGGCACCTGCCGCTTGTCGCCGTTCTTGGTCTTGTCCAGAAACACCGTGCGCCGCGGCAGATCCACCTGATCGAGCGTCAGCGTGTATATCTCGCGCAACCGCATCGCCGACTCCACCGCCAGGATGAACAGCACGCGCAGCGCCTGGGCGTGCTCCAGTTTCAGCGGGCGCTGCTTGCGCGGCAGCACGCCGGCGTCCAGCACGGCCAGGATGCGCTCGTACTCTCCCTGCTCAAGTCGCCGGTCCCGGCTGACATCCTCGCGGCCATCGCCGGCCATGGCCGCATCCGCCTTGCTGTACTGCGCATAGCCATCGGGCAGCGTGCGCAGCGGGTGGTCCGGCATCGTCAAATGGCCCTTGCGCATCCCCCAATCCGTGCAGCGGGCCAGCGCGCCGACTTTCGCGCGGATCGTGGCCGGCGCCAGCTTCTCCACACGCTTCAACTCGGACACCCACGCATCCACCCAGGCGGCATTGATGCTGGCAAGCGGCGTGTCTCCCTTGGTCTTGCAGACCGCCGTGAGCTGCTGCACGTCCTTGGGCTTCGGGCTGGCCTCGCGCATGTAGAGCGTCACCAGGCCGTCGATGGTCAGCACGCGAGACGGCGCCTTGAGTTCGCCGGGCACGATGCCGCGGTCCAGCAGTGCCTCGACCTTCTTCACGTACTCGCGCGCCTGGTCCTCCTGCTCTTGCGGGTAGGTTAGATAGATCGGCTTTTCCAGCAAGCCGGCGCGCTTGATGACGAACTGAACCGTTCCGTTTGGGAATCGCTTGATGCCTGCCAT